ATGACTATCGAAGCTGAGACGCTCGCACAACTCGCACAAGCCCTGAAGGCACAAGGGGCCAGGTTGATCGCTGACCTGACGTTCATCCGCGCGCCTTACCGGTGTGGCAAGCGCTGGGTATGCAATGTAGTACGCCGCAAAACCGCACGCAAGCCTGCACTGCTTCAATGAACGGCGCGCCGCAACTACCACGCTCTTGAATAGGCGAAGGACCGCCCTTTTTCCTGCGATCACGCCCGCCTGCAAACCCGCCTGACGCACCTGTCACTCAAGGCATTCGCGTGCCGCCACCCTTAGCTTGTCGCCCGACAGAAAGCTGCCTTTATAGAATGTCGCGCGGCTACCCTCCCCCGACTCGATCACCTCCAGCACATCATCGGTCGTCACCGCACTAGGCGCCGTCATGCGTACGCCATGGGGGATGGATTTCTGCGTTGAATTGGGTGCCAAGGCCTGCCATTGCGGCATAACGCAGGCGGCATATTGCTGGGGCGTTTTGGATGTGAGCTTGCTTGCAGTGGGCTTGCCGGGTGAGGCGCAGCCCACGAGTGCTACACACAGCGCCGCCACGACATACAGGAAGTTAGGCATTTCTTTGGCCTCGATCAGTCGCGGGCATTTTAGCAAGTGAAAGGGCCAAGGAGGAATGGACCATCGTCGAATTCCGGAAACATTACGGTTGTCCTTTTTTACCGGCGTGCGGAACGAATGCAGCCTGTCTTGTTTCTGATGAGCAATCATGCACAGCCACACAAATGTGGGCACTGCTTGACTGATTTAATTGGGCGATTCGCTGGAGTCCTACATGGTGTGGTGGCTAGAAGTGCTTGCACAATTTGCAACATCGACCGGTCTGGCCGTGGTGTGCATCCTGGTGTTCTGGACCTACGGGCTGGCGTTCGGCAGGTTGTACATGAAGCTGCTCGCTTGCCTGCTGGCCAGCGTGCTGCTGATGGTCGCTGCATTCCCGCATGGGGTGAATTTTGCTACAGGCCTGGGCGCAACAGTAGGCAACAGTCACTCATTGTCGTTGTTCCTGGCTGACGCCAGCGGGGTTATCGCCGCAGTTCTGATCGCCTCTTTTTTCTTCAACCCGGAACGCTTGATAGAGTAGGCGGCGCTGTGCAGGTTGTCGCCTGACAGTTCTGCCAGTAGCAAGGGCAGGTATAGGGTGGCAATGTCATCAGGCCAATCCCGGCACGCGAACCCTTCAGCCAAGGATGCCGAGCCCATGAACGAGTCGTCTAAACAAACGCGGTTGTTTTACCAGAACGGTAAGCTGATAACCCTCGTGAGCCCCGAGCAGCGTCAGCAGATCTTTCGCTCCCCTGATACAGCGCTTGCCGAAACGCGTGTTGATAGTGGCCCGGCCTTGCTGGGTACTGACGCTCAGGGATCGGTTCTAATGGTGCAATCCGAAGATCAAGCACCCTCCTGATTGGGGTCGTAGGCAGGTGCAGAAAGAGCGTGGGCACAGGCGTTCCCTTCCGTTGCTGGAAGCCGGGCCAAGCGCAGCGGCTGACAAACATGCTAACGTTGAACGCATCGCCCATCGAGTCAACATGTTCATGGAATCACTTGACTGCATCAAATCGGACTTGGTCAAAACCGCAGATCATCTAGAAGAACTTGGCAAAGCCATGAACGGCCATGCGCGCTTCATGCAGGCGCGGGGTGCTCATCCGGATCAGATCGACGTGAACGCACACATTGAAGCCCTTGCACAGGTAACCGAAGCCCTACGGGAGGTGGCAACCAAGATGCAACGCTCACTTAGCCCTGCCGTGCGTAACAAGTGACGCATTGAGTACAATCCCATCCCCCGAAGATCGTCTCAATGAAACCTGAGCTTGACCACCTTGCTCAGCGCCCAGCCGCCGAATACGTAGAACAGGTCCAGGTAGAAGCGGCCGGCATAGTTGGGCACAGGGTGGTTGTCGATGAGCTGCTCAGGACCGGGGGCAGGCGGCATGAGCGCGTAAAGTGCGTTCGGGATCAAGGCCAGGGCGATCAGCAGCAAGTAGGCTGCCCCTTTGATCCAGTGCGCGCGTGGTGTAGGCCTGGCTGACCATTTGACGCCGTAATACGCGATCAGGCCTGCCACGGGCAATACCCAGAAATGTGTTGGGATGCCAATGAACATTTCAGCTACAGCACTTCTTGTTTCCACGCACTTTCCTCCGATTGAATACGCGAAGTATTGCGGTTGAGTGCGTCAAAAGCAAAGTGCTCATGACGCCTCTACGCGCTTGGCTGCTACTTCAGTATTCAGTTAGCTGTCGTGGGGAAAAGCATCGGGCACTCCCAGTGCCGCGGTCATGTCGCTGGGTTTGCATCCAGCGTGGATGCAAACCCAGTACACGTCTCGTACCAAGCGTAGTAGCGTTCGCCTTTCGACGAACTGCCAAGGTCCGTTGCTTATGTCCATGGACCGGGCCACTCACGAACTGGGAAGTCAAATGGAACACGTTCATTCCGTCAGCCAAGACGTCATCGATTCAGCACTCATTGCGTTTTCACGTTTCAAGATTGGTGAGATCAAGGTTTACGATCTGGAAAATGCAATGAGTTATGAAGCCGGACAAGCGCTTGCCCGCAGCGGGCTGGTGCGGTTCTCGATTCACAAGCTGCCATCGGGACGGTACCGCATCAGTGACGAGGGCGAGAGCGCGATTACCGAAGCAGGCCGCGAACGGCTGGAGATGATCAGGGGTTGAGCGGGTAGTTGGCTGAAATAAATCCCCAGAGATGCAGCTGCAGACGGCACAGGATTGACCCGTGCCGTCTCGCACCCTCAAGTACCCTGACTCCAATGAGCAGCGATCGCCAGCACGACGAAAGCCACCATCGCCTCCACAACAAGGTAGATACCGTAGAAGTCCTCTGAAAACATACGCAACTTTCCGCTTGAGAAACGACTGTCCTGAGCCGAATGACCCGGCGCCTGAATCAGATAAGCGGTGGCATTCAGAAGTTCATGCCCGGTAAAGACTGTCAGGCGACTCCAGGCGGAATGCCATCCTTGTTCTTGTCCTTGAGTCGCGCTTTTTCCTCCTCGGTGGCGTGAGCCGGTACCTGATCTTTTTTGGGTTCAGGTTGCTGTTCAGTCATGTTCAAACTCCTCAACGTGTGAAACGTTGGGCATTTGTTGCGCTCAGCAGTTCAGATGTATCGGCAGCCATCATGTTCCATGACCGCTCTTGGGGATGCTCTGGGAATTGAAAGAAGCCACTTCGCGGGCCCTCATGACGCCCCAGGCCAATGCCCGGGACATGGACTCCTTTGGGCGGTCGTCGAACGCCTCCTCATAGACAGGCACGCCGCCAGGGGCATAGACACCTATGAACAGCTGAACGAGGCCTTTTCGGGACAGACGAACCTGTACATTAATCGACGTCTTGTCGCTTAATGTCTCTTCGTGCGCGCGATGGTGCAACGTAGGGTCAGCCCAGGACCAGAACACACTGCCGCGTATCCGCATCGCGCCTCCTAATACTTTAGTCTAATGGCCGCTAAGAGGGACATTAGCCGCCTGCCGCTTGGGCTACTAGCGAAATATGGCATCGAACCTCATCGATCAGACGAGCGGGAACGTCGGTGCCATAATGCTGGGCTGTCGCGATAGGGCGCCATTAGCGATGCCTGGACGCACTGCACATCTACCGCGAGCATCAATCATGAATTCGTTACTGACCTTCTTCGCAGCTGCGGTGTTGCCACTGTTGGCGATCGCCCTGACGGTCATGGCGCACCGGCACGTCATGCAGAAATGGCGAGCGAAAATCGATACCGAACTTGCACAGGCCTTGAGCACCTTGGGTGTCACCACTTACACACTGCTCGTGGACAAATTGACTTCGCCCAGCACCGACAGAACTGCCCAGGTCTATCGCATTCTCCTTGGCGAGCGCGGAGACTACTATCTGTTCATGAAAATCGGAGAGCAGCCAGGCCTGCTCAAGCCGTTGAGCAAGGAACGGGCTTTGCTGGCTGTGCGGGTCAATGGCTAATATGCTTTGGCGGTGGCCGATCAGGCATCTCACTAGGTGTCAGAATTCGAGAGCATGCGCTTGATCGGCTTCTTGTAGAAAGCGTGTTTATCAGCGGCATGATGAACGTTGAACGATGGGAGATGACGCGCGCTGGCTGCGTAAAGGGGCGAAACTTACCGCTGAGTCAACGGACCTATCCGATTCGACTTTAATCTGCCCTGCCAGTTGCCAGTACCGTACTACGTGAGACATTTGAGGGCTGAATGTGCAATGAATAAAGGTCTACTGATCGGGCTGGTGGTGACCCTGCTTACGGGGTGCAATCATTATTTCAACAGCCCCTATGGAAGTCGCTGGGATCAACGAAATATCCCCTGTGACGCCACGCCACCTAATCAACCTGGGTGCTACGACAATGTGCACCAAGAGGGGCTGCTCAACAGGCTTTTAAGAAAGGACTAGTCATGCCTGCTTTCTTGGCCCGCTTGTTCAAGCGCACAGATAAGCCAGGGCACGCTGAACTCAACCGTTCAACCGACTCCAGCCAGATCAGCCCTCCCTCCTCCGTGCCCTTCATGGACAACGACGAGACCACGCGCCTGACCACAACCTGCTCGATACGAAGCTACGACGTAAGCGCACCAGCCATTACACGTTGCAATTGAAGTTGCGTAATGGCTGACATCCCATCCAAGCGATTCCTAGATGGAGCGTTGATTTATCCTGGCCGATAGAGCTTCAGCGCTTTCTTTTCGCTCCGAATATCGATCTACCAAATAGCCCTCACGGCCACGAACCAGCAGCGTGAACTTCACCAGTTCCTCCATCACATCGACCACGCGGTCATAGTACGGCGAAGGTTTCATTCGGCCAGCATCGTCGAACTCCAGATACGCCTTCGGCACGGACGACTGATTCGGGATGGTCAGCATGCGCATCCATCGACCTAACACACGCATCTGGTTCACAGCGTTGAATGACTGAGACCCGCCGCACACCTGCATCACCGCGAGTGTTTTGCCTTGGGTTGGCCGCACGGCACCCAGGGTCAAAGGAATCCAATCGATCTGCGCTTTGAATACCCCGGACATAGCGCCATGACGCTCGGGGGAACACCATACCTGTCCGTCTGACCACAGCACCAGATTACGCAGCTCTTGTACCTTCGGGTGTTCGACTGGCGCGTCATCCGGCAAGGGCAAACCTGACGGATCGAAAATCACCGTCTCGGCGCCCATGTACTGGAGCAGTCTAGCGGCCTCTTGCGTCAAGAGACGACTGAACGAACGCTCTCTGGTCGATCCATAGAGCAGAAGGATGCGTGGTTTGACGTTCGACGCATCAGCCAGGTTAAGCTTATCGGCAGTGGGCAGATCCATCAGCAACAGATCGAGGGCAGGAAAGGCCTCGGCAGAGTCGATATCGAACTCGTTCATCACAATGCTCCAATCCGATCCAAAGCCTGCTTCAGGTCGTCGCCTTGAAGTGTCTTCAGATCCAACGCGAATAACGCTGCGAACCGCCTTTTGATGTGTTCAACCGTTGCGTCGAATGCGACCTGAATAGCCTCGTCGCTGCCATCCACTTCCGATGGGTCAGGCAGCCCCCAGTGGCTCTTGATGGCCGGGCCAAAATACACCGGACAGGCTTCGCTACTTGCCTTGTCGCACACAGTGATCACGATATCGGGTGGCGAGTCCGCGAACGCTTCTGATCCCTTGCTATAAAGGGCGGACGTGTCGACACCCAGTCCTTGCAGCGTGCTCACCGCACGGGGATTGAGTTTGCCGCTGGGGAGGCTGCCCGAACTGATGGCCGTGAAGCCGTCCGGCGCAACATGGTTGAACAGTCCTTCGGACAGGACGCTGCGACAGCTATTGGCCGTACACATGAACAGCATCTTCATAAGTTACTCCTACGTGCTGATGCTCAAGCGCACGGCAAGCGCTGCCAGTGTCAGCAGCAGAATGGGGAAAGTGATTACGCAGCCAACCTTGAAGTAGTAACCCCACGTGATGCGGATGTTTTTCTGAGCCAGGACATGCAGCCACAGCAGCGTCGCCAGACTACCGATGGGGGTTATCTTGGGGCCAAGGTCGCAGCCGATGATGTTGGCGTACACCATGGCTTCGTGGGCGAGCCCCGTCGCGCCACTGTCCTGAATCGACAAGGCACCAATCAGCACGCTGGGCATGTTGTTCATGACAGATGACAGCAGCGCAGCCGTGAAACCGGTGCCGAGTGTCGCAACCCACAGACCATGATCGGCGAAGGTGCCGAACAATGAGCCGAGTCCTTCTGTCAGCCCTGCATTCTTCAGGCCGTAGATCACCAGATACATGCCAAGTGAAAACAATACGACCTGCCAGGGTGCGTTGAGCATGACTTTGCGGGTCGAGATCACATGCCCTTTCGCGGCAATTATCAGCAACACCAGTGCGCATACAGCGGCGACAGCACTGATCGGTATGCCTAGGGGCTCAAGGGCGAACAAACCGACTAGCAGATGCAGCAACACCCACCAGCCAGCAATGAACGTATGGCGATCCTTGATGGCCTCTTCTGGTCGCGGTAGTTCTTCGGGTGAGTACGCCAGCGGTACCTCTTTTCGATAAAACAACCAAAGCATGCCTAGCGTCGCCCCGACACTGGCCAGATTCACCGGCCACATAATCGAGGCGTACTGACCAAATCCGATGTCGAAAAAATCGGCAGAGACGATGTTCACAAGGTTCGAGACAACCAGCGGCAAGCTGGCAGTGTCGGCAATGAAGCCGGCAGCCATCACGAAAGCCAAGGTTGCTGCCGGGCTAAAGCGCAGCGCCGTAAGCATTGCGATGACAATGGGGGTCAGAATCAATGCTGCGCCATCATTAGCAAACAGGGCCGAGACAGCTGCACCCAAGAGTACCAGTAGTGCAAACAGGCGTGCCCCGCTGCCTCTCCCCCAACGAGCCACATGAAGCGCTACCCACTCGAAAAAGCCTGCCTCATCCAGCAGGAGGCTGATGATGATCACCGCAATGAACGTCGCCGTTGCGTTCCACACAATGTGCCAGACCACCGGGATATCACTGAGCGCAACAACGCCAGTTAGCAACGCGACCACCGCTCCGGCAGACGCACTCCAACCCACGCCAAGCCCTCGGGGTTGCCAGATCACCAGTACCAGCGTTACCAGAAAAATAGACACTGCCAACAACATCTCGGGTCTCCAATAACACTTAGCAACAGGAAACCTGGCGTACCGGGCGACCTTCCATGGAAGCAAGGCGACCTTGGTCATCACCGAGCCAAGTGCGGTTAGCCTCGAGCGTCGCCTGAAGTACATCCAGTGCCCATAGGGGCAGTTCCGGATGAAGACGGTAGTAAACCCATTGGCCCTGCCGACGATCCTCCAGCAGCCCGCAGGTACGAAGCTGAGCCAGGTGGCGTGAGATCTTCGGCTGGCTGTCGTCGAGTGCCCAAATCAGTTCACAGACGCACAGCTCACCCTCAGCTGCGAGCATGAGCATGATCCGGGCGCGGGTTTCGTCACCAAGGCATTTAAAGAAAATAGGCGGCTGAATGAGCATGACCAACCTTTATATTCGATTCTACGCATATGCGAATTTACAGATATGTAGCCGCAATTGGAAGCGGCTCATCTCGCTTCAGGCGCCCACGTATGCGCAAGCAGATCAGGAAACTCGCTTACCCTTTGGGTTGGCAGACGACTAGGGACGTCTTTCAGGTAGGCGTATGGATCATGTCCATTCAACCGTGCTGACTGGATCAGGCTCATGATCGCCGCTGCCCGTTTACCGCTGCGTAACGACCTGGCAAGGAGCCAGTTCGAACGACCGAGGGCCCATGGGCGAATCTCATTTCCCCCCTGATTGTTATGGATGGGCACATTCGAAGCGAACAGGTCAAAGAATTTGCGACGGGCATGGGCCATACAGCCAATGTCGAACAAGCCCTGTACGAAGCTGGCGTTGTAACCTGCAAAGTCATCGCAGACCAACTAGCCATTCCACGAGCCCAGAAAACGAGGCTGCATAGAAAATCCGCTTGATGGACCAGAAATGGTGTCCACTCAAACTTAGGGGGCTCCATGGCCTTCAGCAGTCGTGCGGGGAAGATGTGGTTGCCGGACGGTTACACTACGACTGCCATCACGCCAGCAATAGCGCCCTATCGGGGACAGCCACGCTAGCGACAGCGGATCGAGCACCAGCAGTTGCGACTAACGATCTGTCATCTTCTGGGTAACCAGGCCGCGAGCAGCCATATCACGCCTGTCGCCAACACCCAAGGCCACCTGCTCGCGGGATTCATCGCCATACCCACCAACGCGATAACGATCAATGCCCCCCCCGCCCATCGTTTGCGCGCTGGTGTAAACCATCTCTGAAACCGCCTAAGCATGGCCTGCACGTTTATCACCACCTGTGCTGCACTCTAACGATCGCAGTCGCTGTCGTCGTTCTGATTCATCGCGCCTTGTATCCGCATGAATTGACGTGTGCCGGAAAATTGCGGCCATCAGCTACTATGTCCCGGTTATCAGTAGGTCAGGGAAGAACACCGCGCGCCTGCTTCATTGCCTGCAAGGTCATGCGCTTGTGCTGCAGCGCTGACTGATCTTCGATCCTGTGCACCGCCAGCGCTCTCAATACCTCATAAGCAAGCGCATGACAGACAGGCTCAGTCACGCCATGCCCACGCTGCAGGTCGATAGCGGCTTGCCGACGCTCAATTTCCATCCTTGCTGGGTCATACTCGAACGCCGCAGCTCGCGCCTCGAGCATCACACTATTGGCGGCGGCCAGGTCGACATCCAGCATCCCAGTGAGCGCGCACTGCTCACCTGTAATGGATGACAGCGCAAAACCCTTGTACTGAGCCTCACCCATAACCGGCCGTACAGGTTGCGCAGTGCAGCTCGAAAGCACGACAGTGGCCATGAGCAGATATCGATAATTTTTCATCAGGTCACGTCAGGTCAAATACAGTGGATGAGCCATACGTTACAATTGGCCTCGTCAAAACCACGCTCCAGGCGCTGCTCGTTCGGCCACCCTACCGATGTGCCACGCTTAGACTCACTATCTTCCCTGCCACCCCTCTTTTTCCGCTATCACCCGTTAAGGATGATGCCATGATCATTCGCCAGGCTACTAATACCGACCATCCGCAGTTGCTCGACCTTTGGCTGCGCGCCGTTCGTGCCACTCACCATTTCCTACAGGAAGCCGATATCGAGGCGTTGTTTGCTCAACTGCGCGATAGCTACCTGCCGGCTGTCGAATTATGGATGGCAGAGGATGCCGTAAACGGCCCGCTTGGGTTCATCGGGCTTAACGTAAGCCACGTAGAAATGCTGTTTATCGAACCCAATCGGCGAGGTGAAGGCATCGGCCGCGCGCTACTGGATCACGCCCGGCGTTCACGCGGCCAAATTAGCGTTGATGTGAATGAGCAGAATCCGAAAGCGGTCGGGTTCTATCTGCATTATGGTTTTATCCAAACAGGCCGCTCCCCTCTCGATGGTGAGGGCCGCCCGTTCCCCTTGCTGCACCTGAGCTTGCCCGGCTAGCACTGCAGCCGTGGGGTGCTACTGGTCCGCTCATTGACCATTACGAAACCTTCATCGAAAACCAACTGCTCACCCAGGGAGGCAGTGAAATGATCAACCATCTGGATCACCTCGTTTTGACAACCATCGATGTCGAGGCATGCAAGGATTTCTATACCCGCGTCATGCGTATGAACCTGGAAATTTTCGGTGCCGGGCGCTTGGCTTTGCGCTTCGGTGAGCAAAAGATCAACGTACACGTGCGTGGCCACGAATTCGAACCCAAGGCTCACTTGCCAGTCTCAGGCGCGTTGGACCTCTGCTTCATCGCCTCGATCAGCCTTGAGAAAGTCGTGGCCCATCTAGAAGCACAGCAGTGGCCAATTATCGAGGGCCCCGTTCAACGCACCGGCGCCACGGGACCTATCCGATCCGTTTATGTGCGCGACCCGGATCTCAACTTGATAGAGATATCGGAGCGACTCTAGCAGGGTTTACAGGAGCAGAATGAAGCGCGATCCAGACAGGCCTGGGTGCTCTCGAGAAAACCAAGCAGGCTATGGGGTTGGGGCTTGCCGGTAACGGCCCCGACCGATCAGGAAAAGAGCTTGAACGCTACCCAGCTCGTCGCCAAAGCGAAGACTGCGCCCGCAGCAGCCGACAGAAAGATGCTGCGCGCTTGGTGCTGCGTGCCCTCGCGGACCTCACTGCCCAGCTGTGCCAGGTTCTCTTTCATCTGCTTGATAACTTGATCATGGCTCATGGTCGCCCTCGCTTGTGATGCCAGGTCACGCCTGTTGCTAGACCCTATGGCGATAGTGTCGGCCGAATTGGCGTAAAGCTCAAGACCACTCGGCGCAAGCCTGTTTCTCAGGACGGCAGGCTAGAGCTTTTGAATGAAGGCCGCAGCGGTAACGATGACGGTGACTAGCCCTCCCACCGCGACAAAGGGGTAAAACAGCGTCTCGCGCTTCATTTTGTTGGCCTCGGCGATCAATTTTCGCGCCTCGGCGGTGAGCTTGTGAATTTCAGCTTGGAGCTTCTCAAGCTCCAGCTCCTCCTTCTCGGTCATTGGCCGTCCTTTCGTGCCTTGAGCCGCACCCTGTCGTGCGTCCTCTGTGCTGCATTATGTGTTCTTAGGTTAGGGAATGCAGCACGCCACAGCATTCATTGATGCTGTACTCCTCAGTGGCGGGCACCGTGGCCTTGAGCGTGGCCACCACGCGCTCGGTAGCAGTCAGCGACCATTGAAAAGCTATCCACCCCGGATAGGTCAACCGGCGCATGACCTGACCGCATCTGTCACGCGCTCCAGCGGTGACTGCCAGGTGCGATAGAAGTGATAACGGACAGTCGAACCACTTGGTGCTGATGCCACATCGACCAAATGGATAGGCGTCTGCGCGTCAGGCGCCAAGACAGCGTAGCGGTCGCCAGATGTCTGCAAGATACCGCCGACACTTACCCCCAGCACCGTGGTGTTCTGCCAGGCATCTCGGATGCACTCGGCAACCTGCTGGGGTGGCCTTGACGACTTCAAGTCCAGCAGTGGCGGATTGCTTCGGGTGTCGCCAACGCTCGCACACCCCGCCAGCAATGCCAAGCCCGACCCGACTATGATGTTTCGCATATTTTCTATCTCCTGAAAGTCGAGACCGTATCAGCCCGGCATCTGCGCGCTCGACGGAACCGCTACAGACAGCCTTGCAATGCTGACAGGCGCTTTTTTGCGATCCAGTTCCCCAGCACCACGTAGTACTTTGCTTCAGACCCACTCGGTGCTGGCTGGATGTCTACGAAATACTCTGATACTTGCGTGAAGACGGTATAGCCGACATCGCGGCCTGCTTGAAGAGTGGCGCCAGGTGTTCCACCAAAAATCGGCTGATTTTGCCATTCGTATTGGACACACTTCGCCAGCGCGGCGTCAGTTTTGGTCGATCTCAGAACTTTATAGGGACCAGCCTGACGAGCTTCATTCATGGTTGGAGCCATGCATCCCGCTAGCAAAGCCAAACCCATTGCCCCGATCAAGATTCGAATTTGATCCCTCCTTGATGATGCCGGGAATCCACCACAAGGCGGCGTGGCCCTGCCCAGATGCGAAAAGCCCAGAACAGAGCTGGGCTGATACAAGGAAATCTGCTTACTACTCGAACACTGGGCGCAAGAAGCTTCGCTCGTAACTCAGAATGAATTTCCTGTCGCTGGCCTCCTTGACCAATTCCATACATGCCGAATCGCCTGCCGCCTGCTGTCGATACTGCTCATAGGCAGCAAGGCTCTCGAAGCTGAACAGGCAATAGGCGACATTGCTCGCCCCCTCAGAAGGCAGGAAATAGCCATGGTGCTGGCCTCCCATGCGCTCGACCAGAGCGATCCAGTGACGGGAATACGCCTCAAAAGCGGGAAGCTGGTAGGGATCAATCACATAACGAACATGGCAGGTGACCATGGAGTCATTCCTTTGAAGGCTTGAGTAAAGCGCAAACTCTAAGGCAATCCTGCACAGACTTCCAAGGATGACCACCTATCCCCCTGGACGCATCACCCGTAACCGTACGGCCTCATGCCGTCGTAGCGTTGTCTCCCAACGACCCGCCCCGGTCCGTTGCTGGAAAGCCCATGGACTTGGGCTTGGATGCTCAAGGAGGATCAACTTGAGCGGGCAACGCGCAATGAATTCCCACGAGGTCGGCGTGTGCGCTGCACTTCAGTCAGATGGCGCATTCTTTGCGACTCTCGCCCTCTCGCAGCGCAGTAAGATTAAAGACGTAGCTAATGTACCGATAGACGTCATGCCAGCCGATGGGATGGGATCAATCTGCAGAAGAGGATGCAGCAAGTCATAAGGAGAGTCGCCCTAAGCAAGATAGAGGAAGGAACGAAGACAGAAAGGGACTTGTGTGCTGCTGAACGATCAGGCTTTGCGTGCTATCCAGTTCGCCAGGCCATACGCCGACTGCCTCTGTTCTAAGTCCCGCATTCATAGCCCAACAGCTGGGTCACAGCGTTTACATGCTGATATCGACCTATGCCGTTGGCTCAACCCAAGCTCCGACTGGAGCAAGCTGGAAAAACTCGAAGTATCGGACGTATCAAAACCTGGCCGAGTGTTTCAACGACGACGCCACTGCCATCCTGAGCTTCGTAGTTCGCGCTGCCGCCTAACCCTGCGGCGCTGCCCGCCAGCACCCAAACGAAAAACGCCGCCTAGAGATAGGCGGCGTTAGAAATCCCCCATCAGGGCTTGAAACCCTTATCTGGTGTCTTCGGAGGTGGGATGTCCCATAGCCTGTCGCTGGATTCCTGCTGCGCCTTTGCTTTTTGCTCTTCTGTTGAGCCAAAGCAGCCGCTCAGCAACAGCGCAGTAACGGCGACGAGAATTGCGCCAATCATGGTGTGCTTCATAAGGTTCCTTCCTGTGAAATGGTCGGGCATTACATCAAAAATCGCCAATCGCCGCAAAGCATGGCGCTGAGCCAGTAGCCACCACCTGCCGTACTCAAAACATGAACGCTTCCATATCCAACCGAATTCTTTGAAGGAGGTGAAAACGCCTCCATGTGGGTTTAATTATAACTAGCCTCCATATCCTCTTTACTTCGCTGCAGGCACATTCCTTTTACGTAAGCTTCTGCGCACTCAAAAGTGCTTCACCGATCGAAGTCTTCGACCAAATTCGACCCAAGATATCTGACCTAATTGTAACACCGTAAATATAAACGCAACTGGGGAAACTATCAGTATCATTTTTCCAGGCAGATCACCGATAGACCTCACCATCACTAAAGATCATCGACTGCAACGGTGGTCTTTTCAGCTCAGCCAAGTACGCAACACTTTGTGATCTAGTCATGCTAGGAAACACCTCACCTTTAGGTATAGGTAACCTTGAGCAGGCTGGGCTGCCGATTGTTGGGCTGGACCTATGTCGATAGCGCCGACATCAATCAGCTGCTGGAAATCGCAGAGCTGCAGCTGGCATTGACGATCCACGATGACGCTGACATCCAGGATAGATGTATTCAGGCCGAGAATTTGGAACTGCACACCAAGCTAGCTGACTGGAACACCACAATCATTCCAGCGCTCAGCAGCGACCTTCGCGAAATCCTCGGACGCCCGAACCTTACTTGCCACCACATCGCCAAGGCTCTACGTATTATGGGGCTCACGATCGCACCCAATGCCGAAGTCAAGCAGGCCGTCGTGATTCACTGGCCTCTCGGGCACACCCTAAGGCACGGCGCGGATTGGCGTCAGCGTGTAACAGCCGAGCTGGCGAAGGCAGGTAATACGCTGAAAGCCTAATAGGAGTACAAATGTACTACACTCCGCTATACCCCCTTTCTCTCTATTCACTGCTGCGCTATGTCGATAAAGCCTGACCCGCCCCACATAAAACCATACTAGCGGCTCGGTTCCCCCTCGTGCCCAGCGAACAGCCAGCTTAGAGAAGCCTCTGCTTCAATTGGTTTGCATGCAAATTTGAGGCTGAGGCACAGGCTCCGGCATCAGGTTGGCATGTAACAGATCACCGTAACCCCAGACCAGCGTTCCCAAGACTGCCGCGATGGCGCAAACAGCGCGCCACAACGTGTAGTAACTGCCATGCGATCTTCGCATCTGCCTGTTGAGTCTGCTCACACCCTCGCCCAAAAGCGATTCGCCAAGAAGGGCAAATACAGTTATAACAGATCCCGACCGTGAAAATTGCGCAGCGTCTCCCTCAAACCACCACGCGATACTCCAAGCGAATGAAATAAACACCGCGATTGCAGCTGCGTATAGGCGTCGCCTAACCTCAAACAATGATGCCGCTGCCTTGCCAGTTACCTCAGGCACGTACCTTCCATCATCAATTGAATCGCAAGATCCCCCGTAATTTTCCTCTTTCCTCTTTAGGGCGCCGTGAATCAGAAGTGTGGCAGCAACGCCTACGATCAGGCTTAGGTATGTTTTGCGCACGTGGCTATCTCTCTTGAAATTTGAATTATCTTAATTACTTGTCCGGCTAGTATATATGCCTGACGCATTTTTAATGGTGTATTTACGCATCAGTGCCGAGATATGGCGGCCAAGAAATCCGTAGGCCCAGCGCACAAACGGCGGCACGGTGGTGCCCGTTGATGAGGTGAGCGAATGACCCGCCTCGCCTTCTGCCTCCTGCTGTTGGCCACAGGCGCAAGCGCCGGGCAAACCTTTCATGTCGAGGCATTCGGGAACATCGACAGGGGCGGCAATTGTGTGCACGACGAGGAGCGCGGCGTTACCTGCTACGTATTCTACGGCGGCATCAGCTGCATTTCCGACAGCCAGCCGCAGGCCAGCAATCAGCGCCAGCTCTCCCAGCACGAAACCCAACCCGAACCTCCACCTGCTCTGGCGCCTGGGCGCTGGATTGATGAGAGGTATGAGTTGTGAGGAAAATTCGAGATTTCTTGAAGGCTGTCATAGGGTGGGCTAGTTGGAAGATGGCCGACTCTCTGCATAAGACGTTCGGCGCCTGGCATCCGCATGATGCTATTGACGAAGACCTTGGCTACTGGGGCTAGACATGACCGACCGGATCGAAGCAGAAGGCTGGCTGCTGAGGCAGATCGTCAAGGACGTGGGCCAGTGGCAGAACCCCGCCAAATACCACGAGGCAGCGCGTTGGATGGCGTGGCGTACACCCCACTGGAGGCTGAGGCCCTGGCCGCTGGAGTCAAGCCATGAGATCTTTGGGAGAAATCATCGAAGCTTCGAAATCGAGCGACTGCCCCGACTACGACGACCTGCGCCTATCAAACACCATCAAAATCACCATTCGTCCAAGTCGTGGAGACGTTGTATCTGGTGCTTGTACTCGCACACTATCTGATAGGTAGAACTCGCGGTCCCAGTGACGAGAGCACCTACCACGTCGCAATCTGCCTCTACGAACTTCTCCCACGCTGCCTGCGCCTGGGGCATCATGGCCGGTACATTTTTCGGGAGCGAGCCTTCATCGACATACCCCTTTGCGGTGGCCAGGGCCTTCTGGTACTTCTCTTCCACCGCGTCCTTGGCCGCCTCCCGCATTTCATATGCGCAATGAGCTGAATCCTGGGTGGTTTTGGTCTCCGGCTTTCTCAAGCACTGCTGCCAATCGGCCTCAAGCTTCGCCGCGTACTGACGCACCGCTGCATCCCGTGCTGCAATCTCTGCTTCTTCCCCGTGCAGCTCGGCGTGGGCTGCGCCCACTACTGCCAGCACCGCGCCAGCGATACCGGCCTTGATAACGGTCTTCATTGGTCTCATTTCCCTGAGTCATAGCCCGGCCGGCGTGATGCCGTTCCAGGCGGGTTTGGCTCGGCCAGAAGCCGGGCGAGGTGATCCTGACGCATTATATGCGTTGCCATTACCCTCGAGTTGGAGCACCGCAACATTTCAACCGCAATCAAGGCCTGATCAAAGCGCGCGATTAGCTTCGACAAGATCGTGACGCCCTGCGGTATGCCGGAGGACACCTTCTATGACCCTAGCCCTGATGTACATGGCCTACCTGATTTGCAGGGGGCCGCGATGAGCGCAGCGGTTGAAGTGCTCGACACATGCAGTGCCCGCCGCATGATGTGGTTCGACAAGGAAGACCAGCGCGCCCTGTTCGGCGACATCCGCGACGACGAACACCAGCGATGCGACAGCCGGATACTGAAGGTTGAGCCAGATGTGCTGATGGACTTTCGGAGTCTGCCCTTGGGGACGCCGCTTTGCGCTGGGTCGTGTTCGATCCGCCGCATCTGACCCGGGCCGACGTGGCTCGCTGGATGCGGGCAATGTACAGAGTGCTCACCAGTGAATGGCGGGAGGATATCCCCCAAGGCTTTGCCGAGCGTTTCCGTGTACTGGAACCTGAGGGAATCCTGATCTTCAAGTGAAACGAAGCCCAAGTGCTGGTCAGCACCAACCAGTCCCTTCGTGTTCCAACCTAGCGAAGGTGGGCTGTGGATCAACGAGCCAAGTGTTACAATCCGCCACTTCAAATCGGCGCTGAAGGCGCTGAACATCCGTGAACGCCGTCAGTACGACACACGCCACACCTACGCAACCATGTGCCTGATGTCTGGGATGAACCCCGCGTTCATCGCGAGCCAGCTCGGCTACAGCGTCGAGATGTAGCTCTCTACCTACGCGAAATGGATCAGCTCCTCCTTGGACTGGAGGGAGCTGGAGAAGCTGCCGCCCCGAGTCGAAATGGCCCAAAATTGGCCCAGAACTGACGAGAGGGCCTAAATACACCTCTGGAACCCCCGCAGGACAAGCACTTGATCTCCACAGCAAACATCACCATGCAGTATTTCTGGGGTGTTATGCGGTAGCAGAGGGCTATGTTTGCTGGGCAAAACACCCCTCCACTACCCCTCCTTACCCTACCAGTGGTATCAAAATTGGTATCGCTTCATGCGCTTCCGTTACACGCAGCATCGTAACCTCACCTCGTGGGTAGACGGATTTGCAATCCGATACATGAATCGCCGTCTGATGCTGGCTTGACCGAAAAATCAGTTCCAGAACGAAGCCACATTCGCGCACTTTCAAGCCGCATTCTATAAGGGTCGCCGTAAACGTTTTGGAACTGATGTAGAAGCCTCTGCTTCCCTCCTTACAGGCTGCACCAGCAGCGCTGGATTCAACCTCAAAACTCGCTCTTGGCGACTCGGGTTCACCGATTCCAGATAACGGGACTATCCTAGGCCGCTAACATCACCATACATTCTCCTCTAAGGGTGTGTGGTGGTAACAAAACGCTGAGTCTGCTAGACGAAACGCCCCTCAATTCCTCCCCTTTTCCCCTGTCAATGACATTAGAATTGATATCGCCTCGAAGCTGTCACCGACCACCTACTACCGACGAGAAGCGGCCCTCGGGAAAGAAAGGATCCGCCCCCAATGCCTCGTCTACTTTTACGGAGCATGGGGAGATTCAACTACACGGCTGGAAGCTCTGGTGGCGGTACGCAGCAGAATAGGCGAAAATCACGTCCTATCATAACGGAGGTGTCAGGTGTCGCTCACCAACAAGGATATAGTCAATGCCTTTATCGCAGATTTTAAATCGATGCATTACGCTGATCAGCAGCCCAATGTGATCTGTGATTTTGACGGTGATCCAGCCCCGCTTGCTCAGGTGGCGAAGATTGATGGCAAGCCAACTCTGCAGTTCTCGTATCGTTTCGCCGGCAGCGCTGTGAACGATCACTGTGATCTGTTTTACTGCCTGATCATTGCGGGTCATGAGCTCGCTCACTGGGCGAATACGCATACTAAGCATCAAGATAAAGACGATCTGGATAGCAAAGCTATCGAGATGTGGGCTGACTTCTTCGGCACCAGACTGGTCTTCTCCGCAGTCGCTCGCTGCACGAAGGTAAAAAAAATCATCAGCGGCCGATTGCGTACTCCCGCTTTCGATATAACCGGGCCAGACGCATTGCTTCCGGAGTACGGCAGGGCGTTGCGGCGCGTATACGACACGGTTTTCGTGCCTACTGATGTCTCTGACAAATACCCATCTCCGAGGGAGCGAGTACAAACCTATGCTGCTGGCGTCACGTCCTTCTTCAATAGACATCTGGGTCAAATGCATCAGGGGCGAACCACTTTCGCATTAAGAAGTGTTCTTCTAGATCCTTTCTCAGATCTTCTCGACACATTCCACCAGGATAACAGTACGGACAACATCGAAGAGCTCGCCTTCCGAAATATAGAGATCCACCTTGGGCTCAAGCAGGGTCGGAGGCTGATCACGCCCGGAATTCTCCCAGAATTCAATCAATTGGCTGGAACTCATTACCTAGGCCATGAGGAGAATATGATTTACCGTGAGCAGTTACGTCAAAAGGTTCGGTCTTGGGGTGTTGAAGTCTAACTTTGTACGATTGATTTGATTTATTCGAGGCCCCTTACATTGCCAGAGACCGTTCAGGGTTTCCGCTTCTGGCCAATATCGCCCCCTTATCAAAGGAAGTAAAAGTTCGGAAGCGGCCGTCTCGCGAGATAGCCGCTCTCTTGCTTCTCAATTGTTGCCATTGCGTTTAAGGGTCATCTTAAATGAGAACTTTCCATTCACATCGGGCTTGTCGTCAGCGGTAGTGGCTTTGCCATTGGCGGCGCCATCGATCAAAAGCGCGTAGTCTTTATGCATTACCATTGCCGCTAGCCCAAGAACGCCGACAGTGCCGATTGCAGCAACGGCAACCGCTGCTGCGCCGCCACTGATACCGGTAGCACCTAATGCGCTCGCAGCAAATCCGAAGGCGACCAGACCGCCGGCTCCGGCAACACCACCGGAAATAGCTCCCGCCGGGTTCCAGAAGCTGGCCGCGGCTACCCCTGCTCCGCCTGCTATTAATGCAAGCTTCGTGTACGTCACGGACTTGATCACACGTACCGCCAAAGCAAGCTTGCGATCGGTGATCACAATGCTGTCTGCCTTACTGTTCAGGGCCCTTCTCAGCTCTTTAGCATTCCCTACGAATCGCGTACTGCTCACTTCGGTAGCCCTTGAAGATAATGGTCAAAGGTGGCAACAGTGCATCATTTTACGGCAAAAGGCTATCATCTTTCTGTAGAGCCGATTCAAGGCTGCAAACGGCTCAGAGCAGATAATCTACAGACGCAGCCAGGAGATCGCTATGCCGATTATGCTCGTTCTCTCAGCACGGCCCTAAAGTTAGCGATGACGACCCGCCAGGAAATCTGGCCAAGTTCGACTGCATCATCTGGTTCGCTAGCACGCTGGGTGGTTGAAACGGCTCGACATTTACCTGCAAGCTGATTAGCAGCTCACGGCCGATATCATTGATGCTTGATGGCTGCTATGGTCCGAAAACAGCCAGGCGCTACAGACCTACATCAAGCCAGCCGGTCTAGCGCTTTATGTTTCTTGCTGCCTAACTGGGCGAGGTCCAGCGCTAAAGCCCCTCAAAGGCGTTCAAGACCGCGGTACAAACGCCCGATCCATACGACGTCAGCAGGGCAATCGATTCTAAAGCAAAGACAAAACGACACGACTGCAGACCTCATACTATGAGAGTCGACGCTTCAGTTTTGGAATCGAGTTTGGATAAAAAGAATCTCACACGGGAGTTCTAATCCGGCTTCTCCTCTATCCGGCAGGAAGCCATCATGGACATATACCCACTTCAGCTTTTCCTACAGTCTTGGTTTCGCGTTGACACTTGGCACACTAGGCATCCCAAGGATGAAGAGCGTTATCTCCTAGCGCTACACGTAGACTTCCACGAGTTTGGCTACTCAATCGCCTATGGCCAGTTTTCAGGGGCTATTCACTGTAAGAGCTCAGAGCTTTAATTGGTGTAGAGGTTTACCGGAGGGAGGCTATAGAAGGGTTCGCCCTACCCGCGGAATCAATTGGCTCGTATCTTTTTTGGTGGGCGCAATTGCCAGTAATGCAGCATGCTGGCGCCTCACGGCCCGGGGAGATTTCATAAGGCTCGTAGAGGTGCATGCAAAGTGGATAGACGACGAATCGCCTGACGAGCTTATGGACCGAAACATCGAGGACAATCACCCACGAAAAACTGCCTCATGCATCCTGCAGAAGTGTATTGACAACTTAAACGAAAGCATGTAAAAGCCAAGCTGATTAAGTGACCTAACCTTGCGCTTTTCAGTTTGCGCCTCAAACGCTTTGTAGGGGATAGAGGTAACCATATCTAACATAGCGATGCTATCGACCGTACCTTCAACCGATGCAGGCAGGTAAATGAGATTAGTTATGTGCTGAGCCTTAATCGCTAGAATTTTATCTTTCACTTCCTGCTCAGACAGCTTAGAAAGAAGCATTCCTTCGTAAGCAGCCAAATTAATCAGAGGCGCATAACTAACATGCACCGGTGCATGGCGCAGGTTGGTCTGATCAATGTCACAGGTATTGGACAGTATAATTGCCTGGATATTTTCCCTTCGACCAGACAGCGTAATATGAGGCACCCCCTCCCAGCAATCCCCCTGAAAAACCTCATGCTGGAATTCCTGAGTAAAAATGTTCGAGCGCCCTGAAAAGTCTTTCAGAGCACTCGCCAGACCTCGCTTTTGCTCCTCGGTCAGGTAATATGGAAGAAATTCCTTATAATCAAAGCCTGCGATATCCATCAACCATTAACTACCTAAGAACCAAATCCCAAAAATTATCTTCGATCACCTCCAAATATTCAGCTCCCAAGACCTCCATGCCATTAGCAATGTTGGTAGCAAAACTCAGAGACGCTTGATGCAACAGGTGGTCTGCAGAAGCTGAGGCAACCCCGTAACTAATACCTGACGTTGATCCTAACGTCGAACTCTTAGTACTCTCAGCATAGACCGATACATTATAGAGGTTTGACGTAGGCAAGGACCGCATCCTATCCATGGATTCATCCGGGCTTTTTAGGTCAACAAAGGCGGTACTCATTAGAATCACACCCGCAGTCATAAGACCCGCAGTAGCCGAAACTGTTACGACTTGATAATTACTCATAGGTTGGCTCCAGATAGCTCAGAGCAGATTCCGATATAGCATCGAAAATCGCTCTTTTGTTCGCTTCATGCAGCGCATTAGCCCGCTCCGCTAACTTAATCGCAAAGGTGCTCGAATCCTCTGCGGCGATATCGAGGATAGAATCAACGTCGATCAACGGACCTTGAAGCTCTTTACCACCATAAAGCTCAATCATAGCATTAGAAATCAGTTGCACCGTATGCGATATACCATCTCGCGCCGCACCAATCTTGATATGAAAATTATCCGCACTCCCGACACTTCCGACGGAGAGCTTCATATTGAAACAATCAATCGGCGAAAGCGGGATTGCATTTAGAATATCTACGTACTTTATAGAGCATCGACTAACGGTAGTAATCATCCCCGTATTGAGAGCCACTCCGAAAGCCATCTGAATTTTTTGAAGAAAGTCGGCCCATCCGGCATAAGGAAGCTTTGATGCGACGGAGAAAATACGATCGCCGATCAAGATCCAATAGTTACCCCAACTGCACTTTGTAAGCGGAACGTGCATGAAGTTAGGATCAGCATCCCGCATTTCTTTCGGCAGGGCGTGAGGAGGCAACTGCTCCATGGACAGCGAGCCGTTCAGCTTACTGTACAAAATGCCAGGTAGCATCGCCGCCACCGGCGCAGAGCTTTCAAAACGCATCTCGAAGACGGCTTCGATCATCGGCTCCCTTGCAAGCTTTGACGGAAGAACTTTACCTGCCCCAGATCCTGACACCTGACCCACTCCTAACCTCTCAATTCTGGATGACATTGACGGCTGCCACGCCGATCCGAATCACATGCGATGAGCATGTGGACAGGCGAAAGCACAAACGCTTTTCGTTCACGTACAATATCATTACGCCTTGCGCGGAGTGTAGGGTATGCCGTTGATGAAATCCATGCGCTTTTACGTTCGTAAACACACATTGTACGGCTGGCCGCCCGCTTCCGGCGTTCTGCCGAATCCAACCCCTACCCTGCTATACGGTCGTGATCCCGGACGCTGAACCGGACCACACCCCATACCTCGAACGTATCGCCCTCCATGATGTACCGCGACGGGTACTTTGGGTTCTCCGACCGCAGGACCAGCACACCGTGCTCATGGCACATGCGCTTGCAGACCGGCTCGCCGTTCACCGCCGCGATCACGATGTCGCCGTGCTTGGCCTCGACGCTTCGATCAACGACCAGCAGGTCGCCGGAGTACATCCCAATACCCTGCATGCTCTCACCCTCGATCTTGACCAGATAGGTCCAGGGCGCACGCACCTGCATCAGCTGGTCCAGGCTGAGCTGGGGCATGTCGTCGATTTCGAAGTCTAGGGCGGTGTTCATTAGCGGGGCCTCCATACTGTATGAATGAACAGTATGGTAGTGACCTGCAATAGGGTCGGCAACTGCCGACAAGCGGGGTGCGCTAGTGCAGCGGTGGCAGTTTGTTGCCCATGAGCTTGGAGACGGTGCGAAGCTGGTAGTCAGAAACCGCCTGGGCCAAGGACTCGGAATGGAGCCGCAAACGCTCTACCTCCTCGGCCGGCGCGCCATAGTCCCTCGCCTCCCAGTACCGCTTGAGAGCTTCCATCGACTGCGCGATAAGCGGTTCGCCTGCCTCTACGGCAGCGGCAAATTCATCCTTGTCCATCGGGGATATCCTTACTTGGTCAGGGCATTATAGGACGCCTCGAACAGCTGTCCTGCTATTTGGGCTTGGTCATAAGCCTTCGCCAGCTCTCCCGCTCGAGCATCAGCCCGTGCGAGTAGGTCGGAGAGCACCATGGCAGCGCGGATGGCTGCTTTGGATCTGGTGATAGAGACTGCACGAGTGGCAGAATGCAATTTAAGACCTACACCAATTATGGATTAACGTTATGCTTGGAGCTGATTTTTTTGAAGCTGCATATGATGAGCTGGCCGGTAGATACGCAGGCCTGACACGCGACGTCTATCTTGTGCCACCTGAAAAGATGAACGAAGGCACCGATCTTCTGGATCTATGCGGGGTTCAGTACGACGAAAAGCTTTACTTCAACGACGACACTGCTGATCTGAAAAACTATGGCATGGAAGGCGCTGGCGGCGTCACCGTAAATTTTCTCCTAGATGGCAGGGGTCGAAGCGCAATATTCATCAACGAAAACTGCTTGCCTCCGGATTCTCACGAAGGCGCAGTTCGGCTTTGGAGATATAACTCCCTCCACCATGAGTTGATGCACGCTCTTGACTTCAGTAAGCAGAAAAATTTTAAAACTTCGCAGCGGAAAATGGACTTGGTGGGCGCGGAGGTGTTTGCAGATTACAAGACCTTGCTTCACCTTAAGGGCTTGAGTTCTAACGACTTCATGAGAATTTCCCTGCAGCAATATGCGCGTAACGTCATAACAATGGGACAGAAAGGCGGAATACGAACTGATATTTATAATCGGCTCACGAGAAAGGTGGACGCGAAATCGATCGACCACTGGGCATCTCTTGAGTTTTAGCGTACACAGCGGCGATTAACGACACGCTGATAGTGAGGCCTCTAACAACTTTTCATACCCGACCCTCTGTCTCCGCTCTGCGAGCAGCGCCCGCACTTTCACCTCCAGGCTGTCGGTCTTGCGCAGGTTGGCAGCGGCCCAGGGCGGCACGGACACGTCGGGCGTGCGGCAAGGGACCTGCACGGGAACCTCGACGCGCACGGTGCGGATCTCTGGCTCGGCCTGTCGTGCACAGCCGGCAAGCAGGAGAAAGCCTGCGAGCACCCCCACCCCTTGCAGGGATCGGCTTGCAATGGTCATAGGCCAAGCTCCTTGTCGATGAGCGAGGCGGCAGCCGTGCACTGGTCGCCGCCTGTGCGCTCCTGCTGAATGCGGTTGGCGGCCTGATAGTCGGACTGTGCACTGGCACGCGCATCGGCTACCGCCTTTTCGGCGGCGGCCTGGCGTTGCCTGATTGCCAGCTGAAGGTCGCCCAGCGCCTTGCCCTGTTCGCCGACCAGTACCTCTAGGTTGTCGCGTGCCAGCTTGCATTGACCGGCCTGCCCCGCTTGCTCAGCGGCATCGGCACGGGCCTTGCCGATCTGCCCGTGCTGCCACCAGATAACCCCGGCGGCGGCCAGGGCCAGTATTAGCCAAAGCGGGATGGCCTTAAGAACTGTCACCGCTGCGCTCATGCCAGGGCCCGCCTGATGCCCTCATCGATCAGCGTCGACGGATACGGATTGGTGCCGTTCTCGTGCACGATGATGCCGACCACCAACTCGCGCAGGATCTGCGGCTTGGAGATGTCGATCGAGTCGCGCACGCCGACGCCCAGGCGCTTGGCGATGGCTTGGGCATAGGCAATGGTGTCGTTCTCGCTCGCCGGCGCCCACCGGTTGATGAACTCCAGCGGGGTCTCTATACCAGGCCGGCCAACGCCGGGCATCCCATCCTTGCCCCGGTAGTTGAGCAGCAGCTTGCCCAGGGCGCGGATGCCGTTCTCAGGATGGTCAAATCGGGCGAAGCGCGGCTTGGCCACGCCCACCTCAAGGCCCAGCTGCCCCTGCCAAGCGTTGCGCGGGTTGTAATCGATGTTCCCTGGGTTGTTATTGCGTACACCGCGGGGTGTAGTCATAGGTTTCTCCGGGCGAAAAAAAGCCCGCTCTGGGCGGGCTGGATTTGAACGAGGCCGGTCAAGCGGCCGGGGCTTCTGGCTCCGGCGCTGCTGCGGGTTCCTTGGCGGTGATCGAGACCTTGGCGCTGTAGTCCTTCAGCACCTGGGCCACGCAAACCTGCGCGGTCGGGAACTGGTTCAGGATCTCGCGGGCGCGGGCGTCGGCTTCTTCCTGGGTGGCATACCGGGTTTTGTTGGCCGCGTCATAGTCGTTGGCCAGGTTGATAGCTACATAGGGCATGGGTGTTTCCTCTTTGGTTATCTAAATGGAAATGGGTAATCGCTCGCTCGAATTACAAGCGCTTGCGGTTGACGGTCAGTTGGAATGTCGTTCCATGATGTATAGGAACTGCCATATTGAGCTGCACTAGTAGCAACCGCGGGGCTGAAAAAGAACCTCACGCCACCTGAGGCTCCTCCACATCCTTCATTCGCGTTCGTCCTATAGGTGCCTGCTCCAAGATCGAATCCTTCGTTAAGGATGCAAATTCTTGAAAATGTCAGGTATGCCGCCAGCTCGCCCGAAACGACCGGTACAAATACGGCTCCTCTGGGCTGAATATAGTCAGTGGCAGACCACTCGGTACCAGACCTCTCATTTGCACCGCCTGAGTAGGGGGTCCAGCGCGTGTCGGTATTCGGTGATACCGGCGGATTGATCGGGGGTGGGTCTACGGCAGCAATAATGTTGAGCGGTGGCATACCAGTCGTAAAGCTCAGTCGGCCTGTCGCGTCGTAGCATTCCATGCCGGTCCTCTCGCCCACATCACGCATCAGATCAAAGATGAACGCCTTCGTATTGGGCGAGCACCCCTTGAAATATAGCGTCCTAGTGTTGCCGTTGACCGATTCGCCACATGGTTTTCCATCCCCTACGAGGAAAACGATAGGTGAAATCGCTCCCGTAACAGTGATGCCGCAAATAGGATCTTGAAACAGCTTATAACTCCAACTTGATTCTTCGTTAGGAGGGAGATTATTTGATCGTATGTAAAATCTACCCCACCTATCCACCAAGTCCAAATATCCACTCTTCAATAAGCCGTAGGATATTCGGTCGATATCAAAAAGGAGCGTGCCGTCTTCTTTGAAAGCCTGGAATCCGACAGGCATTTCACCTCCTAATAGTAGCCATAGTAGATCCTGCAATTCGCGCTGAACTGACCAAACCAAACCGAGTGTTGGTATTGCCAGGACAGCGTATTGCCTGAAATTGTCACGCCCGGTTTCTTGCCCTTCCATTGCTGCGTATCGACCAGCGGCACGACGATATAGAACCGCCGCTTACCCGCTGGAATACCGGGCAGGGTTATCGCCCCGCCCGTTGCATTGGTGACAACATCCCCTTGGTGCTGACTGATTGACATCGTCATGTTGACGAGCAGTCGGCCGTCAGAGCCGTAGATCTCCAGTCCACTGGGCATGATTCAATCCCACTCGCCCATGCGGATACGACGGACACCGTTGATGACCATGTCGATACCCCTCCTGTTGTAAACGGTGTAGGCCGTTGCGGCCTTGTTGAGCAGGATCAGCGTGCCCGAGGCGAAGTCCATTCGCATGATCGGTGTTCCATCGTTGGCAAGTTCAGACGAGTTGATCGAGCTACCGACAATTGCCCGCTGCACGGTGAGCTTTGAAATCAGGGCGTCGTTCATGACGACCTGACCGTTTTCCGCCGTGAAGATGTTGACGAGGCCTTCCCCTATGGGATTCAGCACCGAGAAGCGGTTTGCCAGCACGACAAAGCTGGATTGGAACGTCCCGCCTTGGTTCTCAAGGCCCAGGCCGAAGCCGGCGGCGTAGTAGCTGCCGCCCGAGGTGAGCCCCAGCTTGACCGACCAGGTAGCGTTGACCTTCCCATCCAGGTTGGCTTGGGCGGTACTGATCTGCTGTACGGCGGCATTGGTGCTACCCAAGCTGCTCTGGACACCATCGACTCGCTTGCCCATTGCCGCATCAGCACTTGCCCGGGTGGAGGCCTCGCTCTGAATCGCGGCGTTGGCGTCTCCGACAGAGGACTGCAAACCGTTGATCCGCTGAGTTTCTGCAGCCAGCTTGTCGCCTTGCTGGGAAACGTTGACGCTGAGCGAATCGAACGCCCTGCCCGACGCAGCCACTGACCTGCGCCCGGCTGCGATGTAGGCAATGTCCACCTCACCGTTGGCATCCCCCGAGTTGTACATGTCCAGGCGGATGGCCCAGATCTTCTTCCCATTCCAGCCAGCATGGCCAGAGAGGTCGAACTCAATGTCCTGCCAGTCTGCACTCGAGGTATTGATAGGCCAGTTGAATCGCCGAGCCTCGGCAAGTCCACCATCCTCGTTGGCCCAATACATAGCCGCACTCGCCCGGCCGGTGTTACGACGGCGCAGTCTGATGCGGATCAACGGGTTCTCGGCACCATCGATAACCGGGAATGTGTTGGTAACCTGGATGGTCGTGAACTTGGCGACAGTTGCATATTGAGGGCCAGCAGTCAGGGTTGCCCCGGATGTATTGGCCTTCCAACCCTCGACTGAGTTTGTGAACTCCCAGGTTTGCCCAGCCACGAATGGCAGAGCGTTGCCTATCTTCGCCTCCAGGTTAGTGATGCTGCTGGACTGAGCCGTCAACCCGCTTTCCGTAGCAGCGACGCGGTTGGCCACGCTGGTCAGCGCTGCGGTCGACGCCTTGCTGGCCAGGCCAGTGGAGCCGTTATTGACGCTGTTCTCCAAGCTGGTCGTTCTGCCAGACACAGAGGTGATGTCCTTGCCCTGCTGACTAACGCTGGAGGTAAGGCCATCAACTGCCGTAGATACGGCGCCGATCGCGTTGCTATTAACTTGGCCATTGTCGCGCCAGCCCGTGGGGCGTGAACCGTACTCGATCTGTGGCCTGGCCACTTCGAACGTACCGGCCACTGTTCCACCAATCGCCGCGTGGGCCCGGTAGAAAACCCGAACCTTGGCAGCACCTGTCGGAGCGACCGATGTGAACGATATGCGGTCCCCGTCCACAGTCATCGGGAGAACTGCCGTCGCAGGCGCGTTGATTACGGTACCGGCGGCGTTGATCCACTGGTGAAAAATCCTCATCCCCAAGTCGCCGGAATCTGACGTCTTCCGTACGTAGATCGACGAGGTAACAGTTTGACCAGGCGCGACTGCAGGTGCTCTCTCGCTGGCTGTGACCAGCGAAGTGTACGGGTTACCTGATGCCGTGCTGCCAACGCCGGTGGTACTGCATCGATATGCATTTTCAGCAGCGTTCAGCCAGGAACTGACCATTGACGGCGTATAGGTTGCCGTCCCTTCCGGTACCCACCCGTCAGGGTTGTTTCCTGTAGCCGCACCCAGTTTTGTGAAAGCTGGGTTGTAGAACAGGTTTTCCCCGCCCACGTCGCCGATCGAGTTGTCCAGCTGAGTTAGCCGACCACTGACTGATGTCAGGCCCTCCTCCGTGTTGGATACGCGACCGGATACGCTGCTGATCGCTACGGCGTTTGCTTGCGCTGCGCTTTGAGCGTTCTTGGCGTTGTCCTTCCAGGCACTGACCAAGGTGGATAATTCAGCCTGGGCGCGATCAATCTCGTAGTAGCCGTCACTGGCAGTACCACCCAAAGGCCCTCTGACGCGTAAAAGAAGGTCCGCCCCAATCGTCCCAGCTGGAGCGGGAGCGCCCGTGAAGACTGGTCGGTTCCATGCGTCGCTCAGAATGGTTCGAAGCGGCCCATGCGTCCCGACCGTGGCCCCACCGCTGTTCTTGTATTGCAGATAGATCTCGCTGACCAGATCCTGGGTTCCCCGGACATACGCCGACACTGTCAGCACCTGCCCTGGCGCCATGGATACCCAGCTTGCGTTCGGTAGCGCAACGTCCACATACGCAGAGCCGGACAGTCCCTTGGCATCGACACGCTGCGCTTTACCGCGAGGATCCAAGGTTGACGGCACCAACGATAGGAGCCGATTAGGTGCAGCCAGTGAGGAGCCGACCCGCCAGCCATCAGCAAGGCCAGCAGTTGGCCCTTCTACCTCAAACGAAGGGTTAGGCAGCAGGTTCTCACCGCCAACCTGGCCGAGCGATGCATTGATACCAGTAATCGCCTCGCCAGCGGCGGTGATGGCTGTACCCTGTTGCTCTACCTTATTCGTGAGGCTCTGAACGGTAGAGGCATCAGCCTTTGTCGCCACTTGGCTCAGGGCATTGCCCGCTGCTGTTGCGGCGTCCGTGGCTACCTTGTCCGAGACTGCCTGCCATGCAGAGCCGTTCCAACGCTTCGGTGTGTTTCCGCCCCCTGTGGTATCGATCCAAAGGTTCTGGATCTGCTGGTTAATGGCTGAAGGTGTTGAGTTTTGGACGATCACTTTGCCCTTGGCATCAGCGAGGCTGTATGCGTCTTGGGCAGCCTTCTGCGCGGCTGACACATTACCGTTGGCCGTATTGAGCCCACCCTGCAAGCTCACGATCGACTGGCCCTGGCTGGATAGCTTTCCTTCTGCTTCGGTAACCGCATTGCTCAGAGTGGACACGGCTTCTGCCGAGGCCGAGGCGGAACGCCTACCAACGGCGATGTAAGCGATATCGATCTCGCCGCTTGTGTCGCCAGAGTTCATCATGTCCAGGCGGATGGCGTAGATTTTCTTGCCGTTCCACCCGGCATGGCCGGATAGGTCAAGCTCGATGTCCTGCCAATCCGTGGTGGTGGTGCTGATGAACCACCCAAAGCGCCTTGCCTCGGCCAACCCACCGTCTTCGTTCGCCCAATACATCTGAGCACCCGCCCGGCTGGTATTACGCCGGCGTAGCCTGATCCGCAGATAGGGGTTCTCTGCGCCTGCAACGATTGGGGTGAAATTGCATTGAAGGTTCGGGTTTGCAGTCACGGTAGCAAACAGCGGGCCCGCGGTTATCGTCCCGTTGGTAGCGGTCGCCACCCAGCCCTTGGTCGAGCCGGTAAACTCCCAGGCACGGCCAGCCACGAATGGTTGGGCAGCACCAACGCTGTTTTTCAACTGCGTGATGTCAGTGCTCTGGCTGCTCAGCGCCCCTTCGGCAACCTCTACTCGATTACCCAAGGACTGCACAGCCGATGCATCAGCCTTCTTGCTCACGCTGTCAGTCAGCGATGTGAGCGCCTGGCTTTGCGAGCTGATGAGTTGATCTTGGGCCTTGTCCTTGTCCTCGGTCGCCGTCACGCGGCTGGTGACCTGCTGGAGCGCCTGCGAGCTGGCCTTGCCGTCGATGCTGGTCTGCATGCCGTCCATGCGGGTGGCTTGCGACGTGAGCTTGCCCTCGGCATCGCTGACGCGGGTGGTCAGGCTGCTGACTACAGAAGCGTCGGCCTTAGTCTGTGCCAAGGCCAATGCGCCAGCGGCCGCGGCAGCCGCATCAGTGGCCACCTTGTCCGTTACCGCTACCCAAGCAGAACCGCTCCAGCGTTTCGGGGTGTTGGCGTTGCTGGTGGTGTCGATCCAGAGGTTTTGCGCCAAACGGTCCGCGACAGCAGGCGCTGCCGATTGAACGATGACCTTGCCCTTCCCGCCCGCCAGCGTAGCCGCATCCTGCGCAGCCTGCTGAGCAGCCGAGACGTTGCCGTTGGTAGTGGTGAGGCTCGATTGCAGCCCGCCGATCTGGGATGCCTGGGCAGTAACCTTGCCGTCCAGTGTCGACACATCGGTCTCGACCTTCGACACCCGCGCGGCCATGCCGTTGGCAGTCACTACCGCCTGGCCAACATCGGTCCAGTAGGTGGCGTTCGGCGGTGGCGTGTTCAGGGGTACCGCTTTCAGGGCCTGGTAGAGCTTACCATCACTGCCTAGGGCGCTTTGGCCCACGGTGTAGGCCTTGTCCTTGCGATACGGCAGCGAGCCGGCCAGAGCCGAGACGTTCGCGATCTGCTGCTGCAACTCGGTCTTGGCGGCGGAAACGTCCGCGCTCACGGCAGTGATCTGCTGCTCGAGGTTCCCCTTGACGGTACCAAGGGCGTTGTTCACGTCGCTGATTTGCTTGGCCAGCTCGGTCTTGGCGGTGCCGATCCGCTCGTTGACCGAGCCTGGGCCGTTTCCATCAATAAGCGCGATTTTCTCGATCTTGCTGGTGAGCTCCTTGCCCAGTTCACTCTCGGTGATCTGGTCCTTAATCTGCTCGAGGATCGGACCAGCATCGGCACTGGCGATGCCAGTAACCACGGTCGGCGCCACAGGGAAGAACGGCCCCACATTGCCGGACCGGTCCACCAGGCGCGCCCAGAAGAAGAAGCGCTGACCGGCGCGCAGGCCTTGCATGACGTGCTCGCTCTGCGGGTAGGCCAGGTCGGCAAGTTTGGTTGCCGCGCCGAGGTCGGTACCTTCGCTGTACCATAGTTCAGTGCGCTCGGTGTCTTCGGCGCCGGCAGGCAGCCCCCACTTGATGCCGATACCAAACAGCAAGCTCTCGGTGGTCAGGAACGTAACCGCCGGCGGCAAACCTTCCTTGCCGCTCAGCTGGGTCAGGTTCGAGCTTTTCCAGATAGAGGTGATATCGAATGCACTGACCGAACGGACGCGGGCCAAGTACGCGCCGGCGTAGATACCGACCACGTCCACAGACGCGGCACCGGTGCGCTGCAAGCGGACCCAGTTGCCATTGTCCTTGCGCCACTCGACATCGTAGGCAACGGCGCCCGCCACTGCCGGCCAGGCGATGGTCATGGTGCTGACCGCGATGCCCTGGTCGATCATGTGGCCGGACGACAGCGATACGCTGGCCGGAGGCGCCACGGTGGTCACCGGGATGACGCTGATCGGACGCTCATCCAGCTTCGCACCGGTGTCGATCGCAGGAAACTTGCTCGGGTTGAACTCGAGCGCGGTGATTTCGTAGTTTCCCTCCTGGGTACGAGTGGTCTTGAGCACCCGGAACAGCTGTACGGCCAGGTCGTCGTAGTCGATCGCCCACTGCAATTCTGGTTCGGGTTGCAGGCTGTATTCAGTGGTGACGGTCACCGCCCGTCCCGCGACGGAGTGCACGGTCCGCGCCTGGGCGGTACCGTTGGGCAGGTTCACGATCAGCCGGTCGCCGGCCTTGATCGGCGTGTCACGGTCCAGCGTCACAACGCGGCCAGCAGCCGAGGAGATGCGCCCGCCGTTTGGGCGGCCTGCTACCAACTCGTCCGCTACTGGGATGACGAACCCAGGCAGTGGAATACGGCCCTCCATGCCGGTCTTGAACGTGACGGTGCGATCCTGGCTATTGCTCAGCAGCGCCCATTTACCGCGGCGCTGAGCCTCAGATGCCCGGGTGCAGCCGATCGCGGACAGCTCGATTGGGCGGTCCCGGTACCGGCGCTGCAGTGCGTTATCTGTCACCGGAATAACGTCGGTGTCGTAGTTGTTGGCCGGGTTGTCGTAGCTGACCAGAGCACGGCTGTAGTGCGTGCTGCGCTCGGCGCCGCCATACACGAACTCACCGTCAATCACGTTCGACCGGGTGAAGACGTAGTCGATGTCCTGCGCGCGCGGCATGTCCGCCTGCATGAACAGCGAACCGTGGGCCCAATACACCATGCCCCGATAGATCGCCGACAGGTCCCGCAGCAGCGTCCAGGCTTCGGCACGGCCCTGCAGGTTCATGTCACAGAGGAAGCGCGGCTCCTGCCCGCCAACGCCATTCGGCACAAGCTGGTCGCAGTACTGGGCGATGCGATACATCTCCCACTTGTCGACCATCCACGGCTTGATGCGCTTGCCAAGGCCGAAGCGGTCTTCCACGCACAAACCATAGGTCACGAAGGCAGGGTTGTTGGTCCAGGCCAGCTTAAACGTGCCATCCCAAACACCGCTGTAGGTGCGGGTGATCGGATCATAAGTGCTCGGTACCGGCCAGCGCTTGGCCTTGCATTTCACCGTCACCGCCGGGATGTTCTGGAACTGCTGGGCATCGAACTCGATGTACAGCAAGGCGGTATTCGGGTACCGGATCTTCTGATCGATGATCTCGGTGTAGCCCGCCACGGTCATGGTATCGGCCACGGTACCGCTGTTAGCGTTCGGCGTGAGTCGGCGCACGCGCAGCATCCACCCGGAAGTTGCCTTGGGCAGATTCACGCGCACCGAGCGCTGGTAGCCGTTGGTGGACTTGCCATCCACGGCGCCAACATGAGCCTCGACATAAGCGCCACCGTCTGTAGCGATATCGATCGCGTACTCGATGCGATAGCCGATGGTGTCGCCGTTACTTTCCTGCTTGGCCAGGCGTGGCCAGGACATGCGCACGCGAACAGCCGAGAGCTGGGTGTTGCTCAGGGCGCGAGTGAACGGGTTGTCACTGCGCAGCTCAACGTTGACGGAAGTTTCATTCTCCACCGACGGGATGCCTTGGATGTAACCCTGCTCAACGGAGCCCGGGCGCCACTCCCATTTCACACCTGGGAAGTTCACATTGCCGCTGGCGTCAGCGATCGGGGTGTTGTCGAGGTAGATGTCCCGGTCGGTGGGCACCCCATCGAATTCGCCTTCGCCCACAGCCAGCAGGATCTTGGCGATGTTCGTCGAGCGCAAGCTGTCCGGCGATTCCACTGCCTGCTTTGGCTGGCTCTCGCCGCCTTTAGCGCCGACAATTTCCAGGTGATCTACTGGGCCCATGCTTTCCTCCGGGCGAAAAAAAACCGCCAACTGGCGGTCTGTTCATTCTTTTGGTGCTATGCCTTGTCCTGCGCCTCAATCGAGGCGGAGATGATCGCCCCGCCCCAGCGTCGTTCGCCGATGCAGATCGGGACGGGGTTGCCGCTGGCTGTGGTGTTCTTGGCGCTGCCGAAGGCGTACGACGGTAGGTTTTCTGGCGCTGCGCTTTGGGATAGGCCTTTGGCCTGGGGGCTGAGCATTTGAACGACTCCGCCGGCAACCATGGCAATACCAACCGGCATCAAGGGAGCGTAGAAGAATCCTGCAACGATCAGGACTATGCCAATAATCGTCTGCAGTACGCCGGCGCGCTTACTCCCCTCGACAACAGGGACGATCCTGATTTCCTGTGCTCCGCTTCGATCAAATTCCTTTTCACCAACGTTTCTTCTATTGCGGAAGATGGCGAATCTCATGCCTAACCGGTCGAGCCTTTTGATCTCATCCTCGAACCCTGGGAGGGTTATCTTTAAGGCCTTGAACGCCTCCCATGTATTACCCGAATCCAGAATTTTTGGGTGGGATCTGCCAAATTTCTGCGCCAGCGAGCCTGACAGTTTGATGTTTACACGATGCTGGGCGAGTGCCGACATTTTTCCTCCAGACATGAAAAAGCCGCCCGGAGGCGGCTGTTTAAAAGGTAGTGGGCTTGACGCTCACACCTCCATCTCCGGAGGTGTAGATACGATACTTTTTGGTTTGGCCAGGCTTAATCGAAGCCTCTGTTTCAAGACGTTCTGCGTTCATACCGCAAAGTGCTTTGCCTTCCAGGGAGGCACCGACCATCCACTCCCCTGCCGGAACGTTGAAGTAAGCCTTTTCCTTGGGATTTAGCCGCGCAACAGGCTCGCCGTTGATGAACACTGTGGCATAGCAGCCACCCCCCGGAAATCCGCTGTCACGGGTGACAATGATCTGCCCACCCCCGGTCACTCTGGACTGATATCCCGTAACCCGATCACTTGGCGCCTGCTTAGCTTGGCTCAGTGGAACGGGTGAGGTGGCACACCCCGCCAGCAAAGCCAGCCCAAGTGCACCGATCAAAATTCGCATGTGATCCCTCCTTGATGATCGGGGGAATCTACCACAGCGCAGCCTGGGCCGGTGCAGATGCAAAAAGCCCAGCGCGGGGCTGGGCTTTAGAACGAGTTCAGCAGAGGGCGTATGTGAATTTCGATCCGTCGTAATTTGAGGTGGCATGAAAGCCTGCAAATACCTTTTGCCAGAAGGACTCGGCTCCCGGTAGAACTTCAATGGCCACCTCTTGCACTTGATTTTGCTTCAGTAATGGAATCAGCTGTTGCATGGCCGCAGATCCAACACCTTTGCGACGATACGGCTTGAAAATCACCAGTGGGAAAATTTCGTCCGATATGCTTCTGAAGGTGCAGAATCCAGCATATTGCCCTTCATGCAAGATTGCGAATACGGTCTCACCAAGAAGACCAGATCCGTTCCGAACTGCTTTGACTGAATTATCAACGTCCTGACCAAGCAAGGCTTCTAAAACTTCGATTTCGTGATCTGATGCTTGGCGAAGCTCGGTCTTGCCTACCATATACATTGCTCCATGCGTAAACCATGGCACATTAGCATCATCGAAAATTAAGGCAACCCTGTCCGCCTATCCACCCTGGACGCATCCCCAGTAACCGCCCGGCATCCTGCCGTAGTAGCGTTGTGCCTCCCAACGACCCGCCCCGGTCCGTTGCGGGACAGCCCATGGACTGGTGGCACACCATACGAGAAAGTCATGACGACTACCGAAGTTAGCTCTAGCCTTGCGTCCGTGATAAGAGCTGGATCACCCGTTTTCTTTCTAAGGCCTGACCTAACCCTATCCCCCACCCCCCGCGACAATCACTTAGTTCCGATAGTACGAGTTTCTATTAGGCCCGCTTTTTTGGAAGATCGCCTCAAGTCTGACCCTTCCAAGGAAGCGATAGATGCTTTAGCTCTCATCGATACCGGCGCTGATTTGCTGTATATCGATGAAGATTTCGCTTCACAGCATGGCTTTGCAACAAACGAAAGCGCGACAGTGAGTGGGGCAACAAGCACGCAGCAGCAAGCTGTCTATCCGGCTCTTTTCAAATTGTGCGACGACACGGGCCACAGCACCCAAGGCGCACTCTTCACATCCGCCCCGCTAAGGCAGAACGGGAGAAAATACGACCTGATCCTGGGGATGCAGCTGCTAAGCAACGGTATTCTTGTGATGGATTTCGATTCAAACACCTTCAGATTTGAGTTCACTACTAAGCTCGACGAATAGCAGCTCTCTGGCATCCCAAGGCCCGTTCTGCTTCAAGGGGATGACTTCGCAGTCATCCCAATTGCAGGGCACCGTAGGCCTCACAGGAACAACTCTGGCGCTTGGGTCGATCCTCGTTTCGAGGCTGCTTACCGCAACCGCGTCCGCCTTCTGATTGCTCATGCTGCCCCCCCTAACGGCCGAGCCGCTTCATAGCGCGTCCCGATGACGCAACACAAGGCGCGTCCGCTCGAGCCAGGGCCCGCCGAACACGATGATTTCCGATGGCCGCCCCAGCAGGTGGTGCAGCATGAATGGGCCCGGCCCAAATACCTGGGCTACCTCGCGTGGTAGTTGGGCACTGTCAGCGAGGTAAATGCCCGCATGGTTGGGGTGAGCAGTGCGCCCTACCGCCATGACGATCAGGTCACCACGCTGCGGCTCGCCGACTTGGTAGAAGCCGGCAGCCTCATATGCCTGCTCGTACAGGCTCGGGCCGTCAGCGTTCTCCCACCAGCCCTCCTCTCGAGCGTAGGCGGGAAATTCCAACCCCCATTCACGCTTGTACCAATCGGCGCAGGTCTGCCAGCAGTCCCATGCCCCGTGCACGAACGGGCGCCCTAGCAGCGGAGTGCTGCCGGTTGGCGTGATCGTGCGCAGGTCACCCTCTGGCCAAGACAGAATGTGCCAAGGCAGCCCAGTGGCTTCGCACATGGCTAGATCGCGCGGCGACGGCCTGCTAGTGGCGTCAGGGTGCGAGTGAACGATTCCAATCACCTCGCCCAGGTCTTCCGCCTCGGCGTAGTGCTCTGGTGCAATCCGGAATTCCTCAGTCGGGTCGTTGGACGCGTTGGTGCAAGGGTGATAGACCTGCCTTCGGCCAACCTGCAGCAGCAGGCCGCAGCACTCACGTGGGTATTCAGCCGCTGCGTGCGCCTGCACGGCGGCGAGGATGTGTTTGCGCATGGTCAGCTCCGGGCGATCAGCGAGACGGCAGGGAAGCCGCCGAAGGGAAGTTCGTTGCCCTGGCCATGCCGGACGGTGCAGCCGGTGTCCAGGCAGCCGTTGCATTGGTCCTTGGCTGGGTCTGACGTAGGGTTTCCGTCCATGTCGTAGTAGGGCCCGGTGTAGCCACAGTTCGGCCCCCGGTACCCTGCCGTCATCGCCCAATGGCATAGCTGCGTCATCTGACGCCCAATCGTTTCGCCACCCACATCGCCCGGGCTTGCGAGCTCCCAGGCTACGGTGGTGCCGCTTTCGGACACCTTCTGATCGATATACCAGACTTCGATCGCCTCCTCTGCCGGATCTGCGGAGGGGTTGCCGCCGGCAAAATTCGCAGCGTCCAGGTACTCGGCGAAGGTGTGCCGCATGGTCAGCTTGAATTCGAGCAGGTTGTCGAAGGCCAAGCACAGCGCGGTGATCCGGCCATTCACGTTACCCGCACTGAACGTCGGGCGGACTGCAGTGCCATCCGAGTTCGCTTCGATCCCTTCAATTTGCACTGGCCAGGCGCTGTACTCGCTACCCTGCCACCAGATGGACTTTGCCGGCAGCTGGTCAGCATTGGTACCGGCTGCTCGCAGCTCGTCGGGAGTGTGAGGAATGGCGTGCCCATGGAATCGCAGCACGTCAGCCCCGAAGTCCGTACCGTCGAGCTCGAAAAGCAGTATCTCAGCCCCTGGTTCAAGCTTCTGTAGTTGGGTGATCAGGCTCATGGATGAAATGCTCTTTCGAAGGTGGCAGTAAGTACGGTGATGCCGCCGGGCTTACGCATCTGCCGAAACTTCTCGCAGCGGTACAGACCCAGCACTTCTTCCGGATTGGTCCACAAAAACGACTTGGCGCCCTGGTGGCGGCGGATGAATGCAAGGATCGGAGTAATCTCCGAGACAAGCCCGCCGAATGTCAGATCCCAGCTGTCCGTTTCGCCGTTGAGCCCATCGCTTGTTACCTGGGCGTAGTTGTCGCCGAACTGGGACTTCCTGGTCCGAAGCTCGCTATCTCCGCTTGCCTCGTCATCGGGCACCCATGTGAACGTCTCGATAGCCATCAGCGCCTCCCGGTCGTGTTTCGGTGGCTGACGCCGCCAGGGCGCCAGGATGAGGCGATAGCTCGTTCGGCTACCCCCTGCATCTGCCGCTCCATGTTTTGCTGGAATGCTGCGGGGTCCAGCTCCATACTTTCAGAGCTTCGGTCTTCCAAGGCGACGGCCACCGGAACGCTGACTTGCACGATTGTCGAGCCACCGCCCCCGCCCACCATTTGTACGCCCAGTGACCCATCAGCCCCACGGGCCAGCGGCATGATGGCTTCGGGACCGGCCTCCCCAGCGACACCCAGGCCACCGCCTGCCATAGCAAAGCCAGTCGGCTTGGTTAACACGCTGTTGGTAGCAAAGGCCCCACCTTTGGCGAACATCTGCACGCCACCATCCCAGGCGCCGCCCTGAGCCTGGAAATAAGCGCTCGAGTAACCGGCCTGAGAAGCGCCAAGATTGGATGAGACGGCGCCGGCAGAGCCTGGCGTCATGCCGTTACCTCCTCCACCACCGTAGTAGTTCGCGGCTGCCGTTACGCCCCAGTTCACTACAGTGCTGAGCAACGAGCTTGCGGCCTGCTGGCTGGCAATCCTGGCCATGTCAGCAATCACGCTGGTGGCAAAGTCCTTGAAGTTGGCCTTGCCCGTGACGGCGAAGTCTGCCAAGGCATCCCTGGCCGTGTTGAAGCCAGTGGTCAACATTTCATCGGTAGCGCCGGCCACATTCGCAGCATCAGCCCGGATATTGGCCCAGGCTCGCTTAGCTCCGTTTCGATAATCTTGCTGGGCCACCAGCCTGGCGTCGTAGCCATCAACTTCCATCTGCAGCTCGCGGGCCTGGAAATCCTCCAGATCCGCTAGGCGCTGCTGATACGCGTCCTGGCTCAATCGCCGGGACACATCCTCCTGCTGTTCCTCCAGCTGCCGGCGGGCCTCGGCGTATTTCTGCCGAACGCTATTGAGGCGCTCAGCCTGGTCGCGCTCGTCATCGCCCATTCCGATACCGGACACATCGGCATTGATAGCGTCCTGACGTGTCTGCAGGACTACCTCCATGGCCTTTCGGTAGGCTTCGGCGCTGTTTCGCCGCGCCTCCGCCAACTTCCTTTCCTCCTCGGCACGCTTTTGGATGGCCGGGGCTGCATAGGCCGCGTTCAGGTTTTTGATGCCCAGCTCCATCTCGGCCGCGGTGATCTTTCCGCCTGCCTGTGCCTTGCGCAGCCCATCAATACCTTCCTTGAGGTCTTCCAGACGTTTGCGCTCAGGCAGAGCACGGTCAATGATCGCATCGAGGGCCTTGATTTCGTCCTTCAGGGACTTGGTTCGGTCCTTGCTCCCTTGAGTCGCGTCTTTGTTTTTCTTCTTCAGCGACTCAATCGCGCTCGCGGCGGACAGAATCGCCTGGCGGTCTGTTTCAGTGAGGTCAGCGTTTTCGGCAATGTGCCGGTTGGCTATCTTGATTGCGTCGCCGTTGTCCTGAAGACCTGCGAGCTGCTTCTGCAAGGTGGCCAGGTAGGTCTCGCCGGCGGAGCTCATGCCGGCTTTTGCAGCATTGTTAGCCTGAGTCGAAGCTGTATTGCGATCGGTTTCGCCAGTCAGCTCTGCCAGCTTGGAGCGCAGGTTCACCAACTCGGCGCTGAGATCCGAGGCTTTGATCTGACCCGTCTCGATAGCCTGGGCCATCGCTTCGGTGACACCAGGAATACCCCGCACTTCATCGGCTACGGCCTTCCAATCCACCACGGCGCCGGTTGCTGCTTGATTGGCGGCATCGCGGACCAGGTCGAGCGCTCTTTGCGCTTCCTTGGACATTGGAGCCAGGCCGGCAATGAAGCCATCTACACCCGCAGCTCCAAGGCCGCGCAGATCATTCTCGAACTTGTCAGCAATGGCCCCGGCAGTCTGCCCGAGCTGGCTCTGCAGGTCGTCAAGCTTGCCCTGTAGCTCCCTGAGTGCTACCGCCTGGGTGGCGCTGTTCAACTTCCCGAAACGCTCCACCACCTTGTCGAGCGGGTCGGCCAGATCGCCCAGTTTTTTCTCCAGGCCATCGGAGTTCTCGCTCAGCAGCAGGAAGCTGGCCGCTGCGGTACCAGCGAGCAGCGCCAGCCCCATCGGCCCGCCCAACGCCGTCAGTAGGCCGCCAGTGGCAGCGCGGGTCAGGTTTGCCTGCGCAATGGCCAATGCTTCGGTCGATGCTGTGAGCGCTGCCTGTTTCGGTAGCAGCTGAGTTTGCACCAATGAAAGGCGCTGCAGGCCAGTAGCCGCGGCGACGGATGCCTCAGCCTGCTGCAGTTGGGCCTGCGCGTAGATACGCTGGGCCTCTGCGCCGCGAATCGCAGCCCGGGCGTTGTCGACTTCGGCTATTCGCTGGGCCAGCGCAGCTTTTACCGCCATCCCGGCCTTGGCCACGTAAAGGGTTAGCGCTGCGGCACCGGCGCCACCCATTGCGACCGCTACTAGATCGACGTTGTCGGCCAGGGCCAGCAGCACCTTGGACAGGCCGCCCACCGCCCCGGTGCGGTCTTCCATGTTGCCCAGGAAGGTGCCGATGGCATTGCTGATGTTGACCAGGGCGTCCTGCACGCTGGTGGACATCTCTGCAGCGGCTTTGCGGTTGGCTTCGACCGTCCGCAGCAGGCCATTGTTGAGGTCTTCAAGCGACAGTTTGCCTTCAACGCCCAGCTTGCGGATGGCGTCGGCGCTCTTGCCGGTACCGGTGGCGAGCGCCTGCACGATAGTGGGCATTGCGCTCTGGATGGACACCCAGCCGTCAGCTTCGATTTTGCCGGTCTGCAGCGCCTTGGAATAGGCGTCCAGCGCCGATGATGCTTTGTCGGCGGTCGCGGCGTTGGTCACCAGCTGGAAGCTGAAACTGTCGGTGATATCGAGCGTCTGCTGGGTGTTGAAGCCCAGGCTGCGCATCACGTCCGCCGTGCGTATGTACAGCTCCTGCGCTTCTGCCAGTGGGCGGTACGTCTCCTGCGCGGTGCGCATCAGGTGATCCTGCACCACCTGATATTCTGCGGCGCTGCCAGCGGCGGCCTTCATCCGGTCGGACATCTGCCCGTAGGCATCCACCTGCTTGATGATCCCGCCGATCAGGCCCGCGCCTGCCACGGCTGCAAAGGCGCCGCGCATCAATACACCCGCTGACTGCGCTGCCGCGCCCGCCCTATCGAACGCGGAATCGACGGTGGCCAGATTACGGTCGATCGCCTGCGTGCTGCGCGCCACCAATTGATCAGCGTTTGCCAGTTCGCGGCGCAGCTGGGCCGTAGTAGCCTCGATCTGGACCAACATGCCCTGGACTTGTTGATCGGCCATGCGTTTCTCCAAGCACAAAAACCGCCGGTCGGCGGTGACTTATTCCGGCTGCCGACCTCGGAAGAAGGCCTTCAGCTTGTCAGCGACGCTGCCAGGCTTACGCGCTACGGTCGCTTGACCAGATGCATTGCCCTGGGCCTGACAGCGGCCGGTCCATTCGATCCGCGCATCCAGCGCCAACATCAGCTGCGGTATAGGGGTATGCCACGCCGTGTCAGGCGGCCAGCCAAGCCAGCCAGTGGCTACGCCGAACAGATAATCGACGTAGCTACCGTCCTTCACGGCGCTGTGCTGTCCGCCTCGTCCTTTCCCCGGGCTACCACGCTCGGCGGTACCGGGTTAAGCAGCACGGTGATGAAGTCGATCAGCTGGGTAGAGACCTTGGCGACACCGGTCTGGAAAACCTCGGTGGCTACCTGGGCATGCTTGTCAGCACCCAGGCCTGCGCCAGCGACGATGATGTCGGCGCTGGAAGAAATGCTCATCAACCGCATCGACTCAAGCGCGCCGCGCAGGCCACCAAATCGCGCCTCGATCAGAAGTGCCGCTTCGAGCGTTGGACGCAGGGTGTAAGTCCGCGCACCGACCACCAGCGTGATGGTGCCGTACAAAGCTTCGCTCATGAATTTTCCTCACGAATTGACGGGGCCGCAGCCCCATCGATTAAGCGGTAGCTGGACCGGCCGCGATCTCGAGGATGTCGGTGTTGATACCCAGCGTGACGTTACGCCGTACGACGTTGTCAGCGGAACCAGCCGCCACCTTGTTGTTCATCACCCGCGCCCCGAAGTAGAACGTGGTCGGCAAGATGGGAGGGGTTGCTCCTGGATCGCCATCGTTGAGGATGACCTTGATGTTGTAGTTACCTTTGGCGCGGTCCTTGTGAGCCACGGCCACGGCTTTCTGGCCCACATCGCCGTTATCCAGGCCGACAACCATCGTCATGTCACCGGCATCGGCTGTGCCCTTGTATTTGCGCACCCGGCCGTTGTCCAGGGAGGTGAAGTTGACGGGGCTGAAAGTGTCGCCGAACTCACCGAGGTCTTCGATCTCACCCACCCGGACGTAGGTGTCAGCTTTGTACTTGGTTTCAGTGTCGGCGCCGGTCTTGCCGCCAATGTAAAGGCGGCAGCCGGCGGCTGTATTCAGGTTGTCTTCGGCCATGGGGAGTCCTCCAAAGGCACAGTGGATAAAGCCGCGGTGCGGCCGGTAGGTGGATCAGTGGGTGGTGATGACGCGGACGGTGATCGATCCCTGGTAGGTAACCCCGTCAGCGTCACGCTGGGCGTCCGACTGGATGACGCGCACAGAGACTGCCCTTCCGACGCTCAGCGGCAGCGGGCGCTCGTCCAGGGCGGCAATGACGTCTCCGTTGATGCGTTTCACCTCTGCCTGGCCAACCGTGTCTGACCAGACCGACAGGTACAGCAGGCGCTGCTCGCGCTTACGGCCTGATATCGGGCTGACGTTGACTGAGACCTCGCGGTCGATCGACACATAGGGCATGTCGGCGTCCATGGGAGCACCGTCGTAGACCGGGCAGCTCACTTCGGCCTGCAGCCTGGCAAAAATGGCCTCTTGGAGCGATACCGAGGGGTCAGCCATTGCCCACCCCCTGGCTTGCCTTGCGCAGCGTGCGGCGCACGGCTGTCTCGATGTCAGCCATTACGTACTCGCGGTTCACGTCGATGGAGGGCCGAAGCCACGGATGCGCCGGCCTGGCCGGAATGTCCGGGTACTTTCCGAAGAAATGCGTACCGTCGCTCTTGTTGTTCGCACGCCGGTTGCGGTTCCCGGCTCGTTTGCCGCCGATATAGCCCTTGGTGCCGTATTCGATGAAGCGCAGGTAGAAGAACTTGCGGTTGTCGCGCTTGCCCCTGATCCCAATCTGCGCATCAAGGCCGCTGGGCGCGACGTAGATCTTCAGCGCGGCGGCGGCAGCGCCCGTATCCTTGGGCATCAGCTGTTGCTGAGTGGCCAGCACCCGCTCGGCAGCATGGCGCATGGCCGGGGCCAGCTCGTTGCCCATGTTCTTGTGGATGTTGCGCAACGTTCGCCGTAGGCGGATATCGCCGCGCATCTTTGAGCGGCGGGCCATGGCCTACTCCTTGGCCTGGGCCTTGGCTGTTTTTCCCTGGGCCGCATCTTCCTTGACCTCGATCGCGTAGCCGCGGGCGATCAGGCCTTCGCCGTATTCCTTCTTCACTTCGAAGATATCGCCCTTTTCGCGCTCGCCGGATACACCGGTCAGCGGCCCCAATGCTTGAATTTTCATGGTTCACCTCATGGATTCGGTACCGATGAGCAAAGAAGTCTCATCAGCGTGTTTTCGTTGTCTGGCAATACAGCCTCGACCTGATACGTGACGCCCCGGCGGCTGAGCCTTACGCCTGCCACCATGTCAGCTCGAGGCCTGCTGATGATCTCGGCTGTAACTATCGCTTTGAGCTTTTCAGCTACAGCGATGATCCGCCCAGAGGGTGTACGCACTTCACCCCACATCTTTGGACGAGCTGCAGGGAGCCAGGTGACCACGGCCCCACCAGACTTGGTGCGCTCCTCGTGACGGAAATTGACTTCGAATAAATGACGAAGCGGCCCGGCCCTCATATTCCCCACCCCACCCGGTACGGGGTCAGCAAGGCCTGCGAGCCTCGAGGCAGGTCAGTCGCGATTGTCCCCGTCACCACGTCTTCCCGGTTGGCGTAGAGGTGACCCAGGATCAGAAGGCACGCCGACTTGAACGATGCGTTGCAGAGCATAGGCTTCTCCCCGGCTAGGCCTGCCAGTGTCGCCTCAGCCATTGATTGCGCATCGACGTAAACCTGGCGGTTGAGGTAGTTCATTGCCGAGAGCTCGGCCGAGTCGATCAGCAGCTGCAGATAATCGTCGTCATCGTCTGGATCACGAAGGTGGGCGCGGGCCTGCGCCATGCTGATCAATGACATGTCTCACTCCTCCAGCGGAGTGCGCGATACCAGATTCCGCCGCTCGAGGTCCTCGGCGTGAAGCCGCGGTACCAGGTAGCTCGGACCGCCGCGCCGGCGCAGCTCGCCCTCGTCCATGAACGAGCGCAGCGGGTAAACCTCGACCGTGGCCGGGTTCAACCCGACCGAGGCGCTCGAGGTGGATTCTTCCAGCCCTGCCGCATCGGTAGCGCCATGCAGCGCGTCGTCAGCCTGGCCCGGCTGGCTCAGCGAGGCGCCAGCACCTGCAGTATCATCGGCTGAGGTGGCAATCGGCGCCAGCTCTACCGGCACCTCGTTCGTTGGGCTGCCCGCTTCCTGTGCGGCATTGGCGCCAGGGTCAGCAACGGGTCCGGCAGTTGCCATAGTGGTCTCGGCCGCATTGACAATGCTGGCGTCGCTGCCGCTGGGCGGCAAGGCCAACCCCTGCTCAGCGGGAGCTGGTACAGCCTGCTCAGGTACCGTGCTGGGTTTGCCCTGCTTCTTGGTGTTAGCCATGGGGTCGCTCCTATGCGGCGCCATCGCTGGCGCCTTTGAAGTGGAAGGCTTACGAACCGCTGCCGGTCAGCGGGCCGGTAACGAAGGCCTCGCCACGGTAGATGGCGAAGGCCAGGCGTTCCTCGGCGCGGATCGTCGCCATGTTGTTCTCGAAGTCCTTGTCGTTCTCGGTGGAGATCAGCACTTCGATTTCCATGCGGTCGAAGATCTGGGCGCCCAGCTTGAACGCGCCGACCAGGAAGTCATCCTGCGTCATGGCCTGTGTCGAGACGACCGGGCGGTTCCACAGGCGCGGGGTGGTGCCGTCTTGCGGCTCGCCGATGATGTAGCGGCCTTCGCCATCCTTGGTCAGCTCGATCGCGGCCCAGTCGATGGGGTTGAGCACGATGCCGTCCGATGGGAACTCGGCCAGCTCGGCCTGCAGCAGTGCCAGGCGCAGGCGGTCAATACGCTGCTCGCCAGTCACGGTCACACCAGCGGGGGCAGCGTACAGCTGGGCAACCGTCATGAGACCCTGCAGGTTGGCGCCGGTACCGTTGCCATACAGCAGCTGAGCCTCCTCGGCCATGAGCAGGCCGTAACGGGCACGCGCATCGATGTAGCTCTGCAGCGCCTGGGCGTCGTCGAGCATCTGGCGGCTGGCCTTGAACAGGTGCGCAATGGTGCGCACGTTGGCCGTGGCCAGTTCGAACTTGATGTCCGAATAGGGCTTGGCCGTGTTCTCAGCGACAGTTTGAGCGTTGTTCGTGAAACCGCTTTCACGCACGTACTCGATGGAGTTGGCCTCGGTGGTACCCGGCGCCACCAGGTCGCGGATAGTAAGGCGACGCTGAGGCGGAGCGATGATGCCTGGCTGGCGATCCGCAGTGGTCAGAGCGCCACCGGTGGCCGTGGTGATAGCAGCGCGCGGCACCGATACGCGGCGCGAGCCACGGAAGGAGGAATTCATGTCCTGCATTTCTTCGCTGCCAACGACCAGAGCACCGACCGATTTCTGCAGTTCTTGGCGGTCAGCGGGTGCGCGGCTGGCGTTGACCAGCTTCTGCTCGGCCTCCTGCAGGCGCGCCGACATCTCGCCCTGCTTGGTCAGCAGCTCGTCGACCTTGGCGCGAGTTTCTTCGCTCATTGCACCGGAGGCTTTAATTTGCTTGTCGACCGCCTCGGCCTGGGCCTTGATCTGATCGCCAATGCCCTTGAGGGTGGCGTTGAATTCCTTGACTTGGGCTTCGTAGTCCATGGTCACTTTCCTTTCAGAGAATTGAGAAGATTGGTTGCCGCGCTCAGTGAGGCGGAGAGGTCTGGCGCGGCAGCGCTTGGCGTGCCGGTCGGAACAGCGCGCGGCGTGTTCCCGCTGGCAGCGCGAGGCATGCCAGACTTGAAAGTGGCGAAGAGTTCGCGGCGCTCGGAGCGCGGCATTCCGGCTTTGGCCAGGGCTGCGTCCATGGCCTTGAGGGCATTGGCCTGGCCGGTTTCCTCGGTTTCGCGCTCGGTCACCTCGGTCGCCGCCAACAGGCCGGTGGCCAGCCCTAGCTCCAGCGCGCGCTTGCCGCGGATGAACGTCTCGTCATCCATCAGCTCGGCCATGTCCTCAACAGTCTGGCCGCTGGTCTCGGCGTAGAGGTCGGCCATGGCGGCGTCGAACTCTTCCATGTCGTCCGATACGTCGCGCAGGTAGTGGCGGTTGCCGGAGAGGAAGGTCCAGCAGTTGTGGATCATCAGGAACGCGCTGCTGGCCACCTGGCGCTCGGTACCGGCCAAGTAGATGATCGAGGCCGCGCTGGCGGCCATGCCCAGTACCTTGGTGGTGACCTTCTGGCTGTGTTCGCGCAGGCGGTTGTAGATGGCGATGCCTTCGAACATGTCGCCGCCGGGCGAGTTGATGTACACCGTCACCTCGCGGTCGCCGATCGCGCGCAGCGCTGCATCGATGCGCTTGACGGTAACGCCCTCCCCGTACCAGTCCTCACCGATCACGCCATAGATGGTGATGGTTTCCGAGGTGTTTTCCACGGCCGCCTGGATGGCGGGGTTCCATTTATCGAGCGCACGCGGGCTCATCTCGCTGCGCAGGCCGCGAGACTGGATCTTGTGTTTCATGGGTTACTCCCCGGAGTTGCTTTGGAGCCAGTTCATCAGCGCCGCGCGCGCGGCTTGGCTGTCGTTTTGTTTGCCCAGCTGGTCAAGCGGTACCAGGTTCGATTGCACGGTGAGGATGTCGCCGCCAGGCATGCTGGGCAGGTTCTCTTTGTGTCGACCCTCGTTTCGGGTCATGTAGCCGTTTTGGCCCATGGTGCTGAGGTAGGCGGCACGGCCGGCACTGTCAGCGCGCAGGAAGGCTTCCAGCGAAAACTCCGCGTAGTGCTTGATCCGGTCAACCGCTGTCAGGCATCGCTTGTTCACGCACTGCTCGATTGGCGCCGTGTAGGTCATGATGCAATAGGTCAGGAACGCGATTTGCTGTTGCTCAAGGCCTGTGCCCCAGTTACTGCCTTTGTCAGTTTTCATCACCATCCAGGGCGGCACGCCGAACCAACGGCAGATCTCCTCGATGCTGTGCCCACGTGACTCGAGCAGCTGGGCGTCAGCCGGGTTAATGCCGATCATCTCGGGCTTCACGCCTTGCTCGAGCACCGGGCTCTTACCCGCATTGAGCGCGCCAGAAATCGTCTTAACGTAGTCTCGAAATTCGGCACGCTGAGTGGGGTTGAGCGTCTTATCCACCGAGAAAGCTACGGTGGGCATCATCCCGTTCTTGAAGGTGGTATTGGCAGCATCGTCGGCCGACATGGCCGAGCCGAATACATCGGCGCCGTAACGAATTGCCGAGAGGCCCATCCGGCCATCCAGGGTGAAGGCCGGGATGTGCAACATGTCGCCCTGGGCAATCTCTCGGCGAGCGCCCTTGCGCGGCTGGAAAAAGTAGCGCAGCCGACCATCATCGTCCGCCTCCGGAGTTACCCGCGACGGCATCAGGAAGTCTAGTGCGATGACCCGCCCGCCGGATCGGTGAATCTCACAGTAAGCATTGCCCCACAGCAGCATCGAAGCGACGACCGCCTGCCAGAAGTGGAAGGCCGCCATGTCCTCATTCGGGCTGTTGTGCACCACGTCGTAGAGCGGGAAGTCTCGCGCCGTCTCGCGCCCGCCGTCCGGGAGGCGCCGGTAGATGCTGAGTGGCAAGCCTGCGACCGAGGTGGAGATGATGCGAACGCAGGCCCAGACCGCCGACAGGCGCATGGCTTTGTCGACCGTGACTGACTTGCCGCTACTGGACTGGGCGCCCAAGAAGGCGCTCCAGAACCCGCCGTCCGACAATCGAATGCTTTTGCCCAGCCAACTGCTCATGCTTGCCGAGGGCTTGGCGGCTGCAGTGCCGAGCGCTTGAGAGAGGGTTTTAATCACTGCTCAGCCCTCGGCGAATGAACGCTGCAATGCAGAAGAGGCTGCCGGAGCCGGCGAGCATCGCCCAGCCGGTGCCTGCCAGCATCCAGACACCCGCGCAGGCTAGGCCGAACCCGCACACGGCGCAGATGATGAAATAGTGAAATGCGTTCATGCGATCAGTGGATCCCGAATGCCGGCCATGAAGTTTTCCATGCCGCCCTGCCCCTCTGGATTGAGGGCCATCAGCGTCACGGCGTTGAACAGCGCCATCAGCGGGTCGATCTTGGCCGAGCCGCTGGCTTGCTTGGTGATGAGGATCGAGTTGCCGCGCGGCTCGACCTTGGCGTTACCGCAGCACCAGGCCATCATCGGCTGGCCGCCGTGCAATAGCGTGCCCTCGGCCAGCTTGCGCTCGGCGGTCTTGATTGCCCCGCCCAGGCGCCAGCCCTGTGAAATGCCATCGATCTTTTCGCGCGGAATCCCAACAGCTTCCAGGGCATCGAGAATCGCACCGACCCCGGCCGGGTCCAGCCCGACCTTGTCCAGCAGGCCGGCCTGTTCGACCAACGCCACCAGTTGCGCCACCGCCTCGATGTCGTCGCCGATGCGTTCAACCAGGGTTAGGTGTCCATCCTTGGCGAAGTCGCGGATGCGCGGCGCTTCTGCTTTACGCCGCTCCAGTACTGATGGGTGGGCCCAAGCATGGGTCCAGGTCAGCCAACGCCGTGTGCCCTGCTCTCGACCGAGTGCTGCAAAGCCAAGCAAGTCATCCAGCCCCCCGCCATCGACACCGATATCGATCACTTCACACCGCTCAATCAGGTCTTCCAACGTCCGGCATAGCTCGGAGGTCTGTGTCTCCCAGAAATCAGCACCCGCCCAGCGATCCGAAAGCAGCGCCAAGCCGATCTCGACGTTCAGGTGCTTGGCCAAGAAGCCGCGGAACGACTCCTCACCGTCCAGCTGGGCCTGTGCGTAACCGCGCTCGATGAAAGGTTCGTCGACCGACAGCCCAAGGTTAGGGTTGGTGATGTACGCGTTGGAGAAGTCCCGGTGTTCGCCGGCGTCAAGCATTGCCTTGGGGAACTCGTACAGCACCGGCAGGAACGATTTATCGACGATCTCGCCGTCGCGCACTTTGCGGGCGTACATCAGCTTCTGGCGGAACACGCCAGCAGGCGGGGCGTCGGACTGGGTGGTGGCCCAGATGATGAACCCCTCCGGTCGGGATGCCAGGCCACCGGTGGCCTCTCTCAGCATCGCCTCGGCATTGGCGCGCTTGCCGAACACCCACAGCTCGTCGATGAACACGCCGATGGCCTTTTTGCCCGACACTGTCTCGCTGTCTGCTGCTACTACCTTGAGCGTGGCATTTGTCTGCCGGTGCGTCACCGTGCGCAGGTGATCCTGCACCTTGAGCAAGGCTTTGAGCTCGTCGTCGGCCGCCACCATGTCCCTGATCGGCAGGTAGGAGTTGTCCGCGATCTCCTTGGTCGGTGCGAGGATGATGAACTCACCTGAAGCCCGCCAGTTGATGATCAGCGCTGTTAGCATGATGCCGGCGGCGATGGTCGACTTGCCGTTCTTTTTACTGATCAGCAGCATGAACTCGCTGACAAGGCGCCGACCTGAATCTGGGTCGTAGGCCCCGAAGATCGCGGCCACGAACTGGTTGACCCAGTCACGCACGGTCTCGCACATCAATGGACTGCCAGTGGCGTCCACCATGCGCAACGCCCCGAAAACTTCCAAGGCTTCCTCAGCCTCTGTCGGGAACAGCGGCTCGAACGGAATCAAGCTCTGGCGCGCAACGATGCGCTGTTCCCAATCTGGGCAGGCGGTTGACCATTCCATTATTTCACCGACTGCAGCGGACCGCGGCGGGTACCGAACTTGCCGGTGGCCGCTTTCTCTGCATTAGCCTGGGCCTGGTCCTTCTTACCGCTCTCGCCTTTTCGTGGATGGACGAATGGCATCAGCGCCTTTGCCGCGTCAACGCGCAGTTTCGGCTCGCTTGCCATGTCGTTCATCACCGACAGGAGAAAGTCCTTTGGATCGCGGTGTAGGAGTGCCTGGGCCAGGTCGAAGCCGGCGGGTTCTGGCTCGGAGTTATCCTCCGGTATCGATGGCGATTCATGACCCGGTTCTGGCTCTTTGGCAGCCTTGGCGGCGGGCCTGGCTTTAACATCCGGTTTAACATCGCCTTTAACATCTGGAGGCATCAGCCCCAGGGCGCGCAGCTTCATCAGTTCGGCCGCCACGTCCTTGTCATTGACCAGCCGAGAGCCCGCCGCAGACGCTGTGCGCTCGGAGTAGCCAGCGGCCACAGCAGCGTCCCGATTGGACGCACCTTCCCTTAGCGCGGCGATGAAAGCGCGCTTGCGGGATGTTAAAGCCATTTAACAAAAATCCTGTGGGGGAAAAAAATCTGTACGTGGGGTCGGGAGCGGTCTAGCTAGATGAGAATCCCTAGCTTTACACCCCCTACCCCTTAGCAGCACGTCACTGACGTGTCACTGAGCCGCTCGGATGGATTCCGACGATCTGCGGATGACTCAGCCGCCCAGGCCAGCTGCCTCCTCAGCCTGCTTGACCGAGTCGTGGCAAGGCTTGCAGAGGCTTTGCCAGTTGGTCTGATCCCAGAAAAGAACCATGTCACCGCGGTGTGCAACGATGTGGTCTACGACCTTTGCGGCAGCAGTTCGGCCGTTCCGCTCACAGAAGACGCAGAGCGGGTGCTCATTGAGGTACTGCTCTCGCGCTTTCTGCCATCTGTAGCCGTAACCACGCTGGGAGCTGGTCATGCCGCTACGCCAGCTCCCAGGCGCGACCACCTTGACCCGCGAGCTTGAACTCTCCTTGATGCGCGATCCCAGCGTCTTGAGCCTGGCCATCAGAGTGCCTCGACCTCAATGCCGCGCTCTATCCATCGAAAGACGCGGTCCATGTCAGGCTCGCGGCCGGTTAAGCGGGACACGATGATGACGCCAGAAAGGTAGTACTTCAGCCACCAGGCCTGACGGCAGACGATCGTTGCGGTGATGCGAGTCATGGCCATGCCTCCGATTGGGTTCGGCTCAAGGCCTCATCAGCTTTGTCGGCGGCCTGGGTTGCGGTGATTGCAGCTTTCGATGCCTTGGTAGCGGCGCTCTCGGTCTTGCTGGTCAGGTCGTCCAAGCGCTTGTCACGCTCGGCCATGGCGGCGTCGTAGGCTGCACGGATCTCGGCAACCTGGCTGGCTTGAGTGCTGACCACGGTCCAATAGGCCGATTGCCAACCCAGGACTGCACCGCCGGCGACCAGCAGAGCGGCGATGATCCAGACCTCTGCCCGACGCCACCAGCGGCGAGCAATGAACTCCAGTGCGCATCTGTCCATCACGACGTACCTCCAAGCTTGAGGCGCAGGCGGGCGATCTCATCGCTCTGCAATGTCACCCGCTCTGTCAGGCTTGCCACCTGGGTGGTCAAAGCCTCGATCTTTCCCTCCATTCGGCCGACAGTAGCCGCGAGGTCGTTTCGCTCCTTGGCAAACTGATCAGCGCGGGCCTCTGCTTCTTTACGAGCCTCACGCTCGATGTCGAGCAACTCATTCAAGCGGCGCACCACTCCGATGTCGGCGGTATCCATCGCCCTGTCAGTGGCATCCCTGGACAGCCACTTGCGCAGCCACAGGAAGCCGCCCAGCAGTACGGTGCCCGTTCCGCCCAGCCAGGTGGCTGTGCCTGGGCCGAGGTCGGTCGGGTCCATTTATAATCTCCGAAAACGAAAAAGCCCCGGCCAAAAATGACCGAGGCTCGAAAAAACCGAGAAGAAAAAATTATCGGGGTTTATACCGACTCAGCCTTGTCCTTGAGCACATTTGCGATTTCGTCCATCAAAGCTCTAGACGAACCGGGGCGATAAGGAGTCCACCGACCGCCGCCGTCAAACTCTGCGCTGTATACGCCTGGTTGACCGTCGTTCGCGCTCAAAGTCATGTCAATCGAAACTTCGCGGACTATTTGCCGCGGGGCGTCGGGAATGGCCACCGTTATAGTGAAGGGGATAGAGCGCGCTCTCTTTTCATAGTCGCTGTGATCGAAGGCTTTGATGACGCCAGTATCGTTGATTTGCGTGATAGAGACATAGTTACGTTCTTTCTCTCCAATCACGAAAGTTGGCGATGGGAGCTCCAAATACCTGACGAAATCTTCGCCGAGCCTTTCGAGTGTTCGTACTAAATTACTCCAGTAGGTACGCTCACGGCTCTGTGCATTGATAAACGCGACTTGCAATTCAGCGAAATTAGGCATCGTGTGATCCTTCAATGATGGCCAAATAGCATGTCACGAATCGCCTTTGTAAAAAAGCCCGCTTGAAAACGGGCTTTTCACGCGGAAAAACCGCAAAGTAACTTAAAAGTTACAGATGCAGCCCGGGGGTGTCAAGCGGCCTCGCGACGATTATCAAGCGCACCATCGATCCAAGCCACACCAGCCTTCCACAGCTGCCTGGTTTTCTCCTCGCCGAAACCCATCTTCTTCCCCACGTCTTTGAGAGCAGTGTCTCGGGAGGTGTAGTACTTGATGATGACCTGGCCGCACTCGAGGTAGCGTTTGTTCAGTCGCCCGACCAGCCCATCAATGAACAGCGCATCGTCGTCCGTGATCATCGGATCGAGAATGGTGTTTTCCCGCGACGCACAGCACGAAACGCCTGATCCCAGCACCACCCAGCGACCCCAGTGCTCGAGCAGGTACTCAGCCGTTTTCTCTAAATTGCTCATGTCCTTCCCCCTCAATCGCCGGTGTAGTTGGTGCTTCCAGCGCCGCGCTGGTTGCTTCCCTGATATGTCGCCTCAGGCCCGGATGCCTGAGGGCTCTTCAACTGCTCGACCTGCCGAAGCGCTGCCCGGAGCCTCATGCTGAGCTGGGTTACCAGTTCATCCAGGGCCAGGGCCTCGCCAGTTGCAGCCGCTACCCAGCCCGAGGCGTTGCAGTGGTCGCATGGCAGTTCGTGAAACAAGCCCTTTGTGACCGCTCTCCCACGGCAAAAAGGGCACTCGTCCAACTCGATCACGGCCTTCTTGAAGGCTGGCCCGTGGCTTCTCTTCATTCACTACCTACCAGCCAGTCGGCAGCCAATTCGATGCTGTAGGGGAAAGTTCGACTGTCCACCTCGAAGCGAGCGCCGCCGATCATGCTCACACTGAGCCGCTTGTGATCGGCGAAGTTGATGATGCACACCATGAAGACCTTCGACCGATCAAAAGCAGGCGCGTCAGGCTTGAACGCTGTCACGGTCCACGAAAACCCGAGTGCGACGTGCTCGGAAATACTCATTTCAAATCCTCGCTAGTAACAAATTCGGGATGGCGGCTACAGACCTTGCCCGCTGCCGCCTGCGCCTGGATCTGTGGGATTTCGGATAAGGCCTCCGTAAGGCCGTGGATGCGTCCAAAGCCGATGCCGTCTAACCAGGCATGCCACTTCTCAAGGGCTGCCCTGCGCTGCGCCATGGCCTGGGTGTGGATGTAGGTGCTGGCGATCCTGCCCAGTGAATGGTTGAGCAGCATCTCGCCGATATGTCCATCAATGCCGAGGTCGGTCCAGGTGCTGCGCGATACCTTGCGCAAGTCGTGGCTGGTCCACTCGCCCCGGCCAAGCTCGGTGAACACCGCACTGGCCTGGCCTTCGCTCAAGCACACGCCGCGCCGGTTCGGGAACAGGTAAACGCCTTCGTACCCATTGGCCTGCTGGATATCCCGGTAGCGCGTCAGCAGAGCGCATAGCTGGGCGGTCAGCGGGAGACGGTGTTCGGTCCGGGTCTTGGCGTTCGCCGCAGGGATGAACCATTCACCGGCCGTTACCGAAACCTCGCTCCACCGTGCCATACGGGTCTCGCCGATCCGGGTACCATGCGCCAGCATCATCAGGGCAAGCATCACTTTCTCGGGTGCTCCATCGAAGGCATGGATCAGCTGCTGCATGACCTCAGGCAACTGCACCGCTCGCAGGCGAGAGGCCTTGGGCATGATCTTGGCCTTGGTGAAGTCGCTGAAGCGCATGCCGGCCATGGGATCGGCCACGACCAGCCCGAGGCGCTTTGCCTGCTTGAATGCGGTCAGCAGCAACGCGAACATCTGGCGCAGGTACGACAGCGACACCTCGGCCTGAGACGGCCACATCAGCTGCTTGTCCAGGCTGTCGGCGGTCACATCAGCTATGGCCAAACCGTCCAAGCGCGGTTTCAGGTGCTGCGCAATCGCCGATCGTGCACCCGCCTTGCGCTTTGCGGACAGCGCCCGGTCTCGGCCCATGCGGTCACCATACCAATCGAGCAGCTGCCCCACTGTAGCCATGCCCGACGCGACTGGTGCGGTGGCCGGGTCGCGAAGCATACGCTGGCGCAGTGCGGGCAGCTCAGCGATTACGGTCGCAGCGCCCAGATCAGGCCAGCGTGCTACCGGCACCCACTGCTTGCCGCGGACCAGGTGCCAGGTGCCCCTAGATCGATCTGACCAGAAGCGCAGGTACAGGCCCGGGTAACGCGGATCGCGCAGGTCACGCACGGCCAGGTCGGCGGCCTGTCGGCGCACCTCAGCTTCCGTGAATTTGATGGACCGCGTTGCGCTCATGCTGCCACCGTCGCAGGCTGCAGGAGGTAGGCACGTATCGCTTCTACGGCATCAATGCGACCCCGGCACACAATCGCCAAGTAGCCCTGCTCGGTCAGAGCCTCAATATAAGCGTGCTGACTGGGAGAGATGTCAGCATCGAACGGCGGCAAAGCTTTGAATTCGATATACAGTCCGAACCAGCCACCGCGGGCCATCGGGAGCACAAGATCAGGCACTCCCGCTTTGACTCCTTGAGCTTTGAGCTTGCCGGCCACCGCCTTCACTCGGTGCCCCCCGTTCGGAACGTGATAGATCAGTTTGAACACCTGCGGGTAACGCAGCTGCAGCTCCTGCATCAGCGCTGCCTGCTCCTGCCCTTCCCTGTCGACGGGCTTGGCGCGTGGCTTGCGCGGCTTGAACGTGCGCATGGCAAACGCAGTCATGCGACCAATACCCCCTCGCTGATGAGCTGCGCCTGGGTTCGCATCACGCCCTCGGCGTGGTATTGGCGAGCGGTTATACGGTCAATCACGTGGCTTCGACCGTCGCATGCGTCATGGCAAGCGCTGCAGCACCATGCGCCCTGCATGTCGTGCGGCTTTTTACCGACGCCACAGGTACCCGCCAGGCGGTAGTGCGCCAAGACAGTAGTCTCGGGGTTGCCGTTGCACACTCCTGGAATACGCACTTGGCACTCGCGGCCACGCGCGGCCTTGGTCAGCTTGGTTTGCCTCATCATTCAACCTCGCAATGCAGCCATATCAGTCTTGCCTGGCGAAGCGCGCCGGGCTGGTCTAAGGGGCCGTCCATCAGCACCATGGAAAACGGCCGATAGCCTGGTACGTGCACGGTCCAGATTCGTTTCACTGCTGCACGCCCAACCCAGCCAACGCGGCGCGAGCCTGGCGCTTGCGGAGGTAGGTGCTTACACGGCGCCGCTGCGCCTCTTTCGCACGGGCGCTATCTTTCTTTGCCTTGGAAGCCGTCAATATCGAGCGGACTTCTGCGAGCTTCTCCCGCACCGCGGCGCTGGGCTGAGTGCGCACCGCCCCTGTAAGCAGGCCTGCGATGGCCTGGCCGTCAGCAGTCACCGGAGCTATGCGAAGGTCGGCGAGGTACTTGTCCCCCGTATCACGGCTGATCAATTGAGTCCGCACAGCGGTTTCAACGGCCGTCACGCGCCGCGCGGAATCGAAGCCCAGAGAAACCTCCCAGGTGACAGGCTTGTCTTCAGCGCGAGCGAAGCTGACCAAGCGCTCATAAGCGCTCATGAAAGCCATTCGGGCGCCAATCTTGTCGCCTGCTTCGAGAATCGGCTGGGACGCCACCATGGCCTGACGAACCTCGTGGGTGAGCACTACCGTCTCGTATTCGTCATTGGCCGCCAGGGCGATGGACCACGCTTCATCCTTACCGGGCCGGCCATCGGCAGCGTGGATATGCTTCAGGACCATGCCCAATGACAGGCGCCCTGCCGGCTCGCGACGGCACGCTCGCAGCGCGGCGACAATCACCTTGGGTTCGTGCGCTGACAAGTCTTCTGCGATCAGTTTGGCGCCAGCGGCACTGATGGTCTGGCCCATGGCTTCAGCCGTTGCGCAAATAGCCATAGCCAGCTCGGCGATGTCATCACAGGAAAGCATTGCGCTTACCCCCCTGGTTGTTGCGTATGGCATCGGCGGCATCGTGGGCCGCATTGATGTTTGCTTGGGTCTGCTCCTGCTGGCGCGCAGTGGTCGCGTTCATCTGCCGGTTTGTGACCCACTGGGTGTGGTAGGCCTCACACTTGGTGAGCAGGTCGCCCAGGTTGTGGCAGCCGTTGATCAGTCTGGAGTCGTTGATCGACACGAAGTACGCGGCCACTTGGTGGGCGACGTCGATACCCAGGCGGTCGATCAGTTGTCCCAGTTGCCCGCCGACCTTGGCGTTCCACACTGGCCAGGCGCCGTAGCGCTTGCGATAGGCCATGGCGTAGTTGGCCCAGGCCTTGTAGGTCTTGCAGGTCTGGTCCTTCGGCCCTGGCATGTCCTCGGGGATTTCACACCGGGGTGCACCAGCTGGAACCAGCGTCAGCGACGTGGATTGCGACGGCGCAGCCGGGGCATCCTGCAAGCTGTGACTGGTATCCTGATTGGTATCTTGATTACTGGTATCTTGATTTGTCGGAGATTTTTCCGACCCTGGATCGGATTTTATTCCGACCTTGCTCGGATTTTTTTCCGAGGTAGATCGGATTTTTTTCCGACCCTCTGTACCCGCCTTCAAGGTCGGATATTTTTCCGATCCATCCTCTTTTTTGTTCCACTGCGCGGCCTTGTCGGTCAGCCGGAAAAGCGTGACACTCGAAGTGCTCGAAAGCTCGATCAGGCCAACGTCCTGCAGGGCCTTCAGCATGCGATACGCCGTGTCGGGTTTATCCGTCAGCAGCGGCAGCTCTTCGATGATCTTGGCCTTGCTCAGCACGAAGAAGACGCCCTGCTCAGTCGTCATCGCCTTTGCCCAACTCGGGCAGCCATAAACGAATGCGAACAGCAACGCCTGCTGGGAGTTGAGTCCCCACTCCAAGGCCTTGACCTGGTTGATGGTTACAGTGAATTGCATGTCAGCTCCGTCCTACGCCTAGGCCAGCTGCGGGCACTGCGAGGAGCTCTGCCAGGCGTGCCAACCCCTTCGGCGTGACCAAAACATCGAACGCCGCGCGGTCACTGCCTGTTTCGGGATCAGGCTTGAGGCCGGTCACTTTGTGCTTGAGCAGCCCCGCACTGATCCGGGGCTGATAGGCAATCCATCGCTTGGAGCCGCGACGCCGGTAGATCCAGCGGTTTTCTTCCAGCCAGCCAAACAGCTTGAATGGCGCCACCTGAAGCTGCTTCGCCGCATCGGTGACGCATATGGCGCCGCCTGCACCCGCTAAACGCACAATCGCTGCTACCTTCGGGGCCTGCCTGGCGAGCGCATCCTGGAGGCGCTGGTTCTCCTCAGCCTTGTCGGCAGCAAGACGCAGCGCCTCTGCGAAGTTTGTCGGGACCTGCAGGTGCGCCAGCATTCGGGTCTCCAGCTCCTGCCAGCGATCAATGATCCTGGCCCGGAGTGACGCGTCGTACCCCGAAACCAGCACCAGGGCATCCCGCTGATCGAGAAGGAATTCAGGGTAAGCCTGGCCATTCTGAGGGTGCACGTAGGGGGTCTCCTCAGATTTGAGGACACCCCTTTTTGCCAAGGCCCGAGCGTCACGCAATACATTGTCGTGGCTCTTGCCGGTCAACTCAGCTACTTCGCGTGTTGACATCAATCGGCGCGACTTCTCAGTGCAAGGAGCAGCCGAAGCAGCGTGGGTGTTGCTTGCATCGATCGCTATATGCATAATCGACCTCGATGTTTTGTTGAAGAAGCCGGGCTGCCACCCGGTTTTTTTGTGCCTGCGATTCAGGTACTGGATGGATCAGCAGGTGTTTCGGTCATCTACTGGCGCAAAGCCAGGACCGTCAGAATTCTCTTCATCGGAGCCGGTGGTAGCCGGATGGGCCACTTGGAGCGCCTTACGCGCAAAGAGAATGAGGTCGGGGCGCAGTCCTGCGATGGTGATCTCGCCACCCGAAGCGTCTTGGAGTCGTTCAGCAAGTTCGGCGGAGGCCTTTCGGTGCCCACCTGCGAGCTGCCAGAGGTGGCCGACAGTAGTTTTTGCAGCTGCGGCTACATCACACCGGTGTTCGCTGGTGGCACTGGCCAACCATTCACGGAGGTGATCGTTCATGAGGATTCTCCTAACAGATAACCAGAAATTTAGCTCATGGCTAATTTTCAGGCAAGGGGAATTTAGCTTTGCGCACATTTAGCACCGAGCTAAACGCTGGCATGCTTGTCGCGATGGATATCTATGAAATTCGCAAACACAACCTGGTCAAATTGATCGGCAACCAGAGGAAAGGGGCCTGTGCGGAGCGATGGGGCATGGCCCCTGCGCACCTTAGCCAGATCCTCTCGCACAAGACCGCAAAGAATCTCGGTGACGACGTAGCGCGTCGAATTGAGGAGATCGAAGGCTTGGGACGAGGCTGGTTTGACTCGCTCCCTCCGATCGACGAAATGAAATCGGCTGTGGATGCTGTAGACAGCAAGTTGTCTGCTGCGGATTTGGTCAAGCAAATGCTCGCCAATAGCGGCAAAGGTATCCCGGAAGAGACTCGTAAAAGGTTACTGGCTGCGGCTGAGGACCAAGCCACTCCGGCTGCTCTCAATGACGACGGAGTCGTGAGGGCAGAATTCAATCGCCCTGGCCAGATTGGCGATGAGGTATGGATCGCGCACTACGACGTACGCGGTGCAATGGGCGATGGCGAGGTAGCTCACGACTTCCCTGAAATGCTGCAGGACATCCGCGTCAGCCCTACTCACCTACGTGAGATGGGAGTGGATTTCAAAGAGCATTTCCATCTGAAACTCATAACAGGTGTGGGTCAGTCGATGGCACCCACCATCAAGAGCCGTGACCCGCTGGTCGTTGACATCAGCATCCGTGAGTTCGTGGGTGACGGGATCTACTTCTTCTCCCACCAGGGTCATCAGTACATCAAGCGCCTGCAGAAAAAAGGTCGTGACCATTTCAAGATGATTTCGGATAACACAAATCATCCGCCAGAGGATATCCGGGTTGACGAGACCTATATCCAGGCCCGGGTACTCCTAGTGTGGAATGCGCATCTGGTCTAGACGTGCACCATGTCAGGATCAGCCCTGACTTGGCCCCAAGGGCTGCTATGCGATACAACGGATTTTGAGTGCGGATGGATCCAAATGGCTGAGTGGCGAAGGTTTGACTTTGGACTAAAGCGTGGCTTGTCGACCTTCTAGGGCTTCTCGCGGTGACGTTTGACGGCGCTGACCTTTCTTGTCTGAGCGGAGGCTCGGATCATAAGCCAGTAGTCAGTCCAGAGTTATTCGCCCTGTGCGTGTTAATTATGGTGGTTGGGCTGGTATTGCTGGATCACTGTTACAAGGCTTGAGGATGAGGCTCACAGTTTGAGCCAGGCCGGAACGGGCATGACGCATCGGCAGTGATCAGGATCTGCCAGATGATGGGAGGCTGCACAGCTGTTTTGCGGTGCTGCAATACCTTGGGACGGTATACCCAGCCTTGAACCTGTCTACTCAAACCGACTGGACTCTGCGAACTTTCGCCTTGAGGATGTCACCCTTGGTGAAGCTGGTGGCCCTCGCGGCTAATTGGAGATAAATCGGATGCGCGGTGGTGCGAGAGGATATGACTCAAGTCGAAATTAATCCGGAGTGATAGCTGATCGCCATGATGATAGGATCACCTCTTTTCATGGAGTTGGTCATGAGCAAAGTAGGAGCTGCATTACTGATCGTCATAGCGGTCATGACTTCTGGATGCTTCAAGAAGGAGCTCAGCCCCGATGAAAGGGCGCTCATTGAAAGCCTTCGTAGGGAGCTCAATTCCGCTCAGGCGGACCTCAGCAGCGCGAAGGCTAAAGACGACGCACTTACAGGTGGCATGCTGAAAGCTCTTATTGGAGTTCGTATAGAAATATTGGGAGCAAATGTAAGTCTGCTCCAGCAGCGCATCAATGCAGTCGAAGCCGGTGCTCCAATAAAACAAATTACGCAGGTTGTCACTCCCGACCTAGAGCTAGCAAAGGAGTTGGAGGGAGAGATATCTGTCGCGCATGATGATCTCGCCAGATCTAGGACAGATGCTGCTGGCTCAGGCGGGCTGGTAGGAGCGATGAAGGCGATGTCCGTCGCTACCAAAGAACAAACATTGGCGATGCTTGAGCAACGATATCTATCTGCTAAGTACGGTATCGTCCTGCCATCGCCTGCCCTACCTGCGAAGGAAGCTCCTGAGGCCAAAGAGGCCGAGAAGGTTGTTGCAACGCCTGCTCCTGAACTGCCCGCTGGCAATGGTCCCTTCGGCCTTCAGGCCGGGCTTAGCAAAGATGTAATTGAAAAGATGACTGGCAGGCAGCTGACTTTGGCAGACGAAGCCCAGAGCCTATACGAGCTGGAATCACCGCCCAAGCCAAATGATGCTTTTCACGAGTACGGCATAGTCATCTCGCCTACTGTCGGGCTGTGCCAAATCAGGGCTGTAAGCAAAACGATACGCACCAACGATTATGGCACGCAGCTCAAAAGTGAGTTTAATAGCCTTAAAGAATCGCTGGCCACCGTATACGGTGAACCCAAAGTCTTCGATGCGCTGCTCCCAGGTAGCATCTGGAACGAATCCCGCGACTGGATGACTGGGCTCTTCAAAAAGGACCGATCACTAAGCGCTGATTGGAGATCCACTCAGTCCTCGCCACTAAAAAGTGATGTGCAAAGCATCATGCTAATGACGCTTGCGGAGGGAAGAGACAAGGGGTATTTGGCGTTGGTCTACAGCTTCCAAAATCAGGATACCTGTACTGCAGAGCAAAAGCAGCGGTCCACGGGGTCCCTTTGAGCAATCATGACGAGCCCGCTTCATAGCGGGCTTCCTTTCAACAACTAAAATGGCGCGTCTTCCTCAAGCTTTTGCTCCTCCCAGTCCCTGTCCACCACCAGGTCGTCGCGATCCCCTAGGCTCCGAGCCTCCCACCGCACCGTAACGCTATCGTCATCGTTGAACGTTAGGTCCAGCTCAGGCGTTTCAACCAGCAGCCCCATTACCTCCTCCCACTCCATATCTCCATCCGTGTCCAGGCGATGGATCGTCACCCAGCGCTGCGACTGCGCAATTGGGTGATTGATCATCGATGAGACCCGCAGGCCGAGCCGTTCAACGCCAGTCATCTCTTCGCGCGCATGCGGTGAAGTCTTCTTGTGCTTGGTCATTATCCCTCCTTGGTTACTGTATATTCGTACAGGGATTTAGGGAGCTTATCTCACTGCTAAATCGAGCGTAAAGACCGCGTGGCGATTTTTTTGCGTCAGGTATCTTCACGCATGGCTAAAGAAATTTAGCTTTGAGCTATTGACGATTCTTTAGCTTGGGGCTAAATTTATTTTCATGCCGTCACGCACCTCCGACTGCCAATGTCATTACCGACCGCCGCTCTTTACACAACCAGACGTGACCACCTCGACGCACCCAGGCCATAACCTGGGTCGGGACAAGCTAAGTCGTCGACCATGCAGCCTCTGGATAGCTGCCGGACTCCCCCATGGGAGGACGCCAAACCATGCGAGCCACCTGATGCGTAGCCAGTAGCTGCAGCAGGCAGTGGTGGGGATACCCGGCGACGAGCATGGCGCGGATCAAAAACCATAGGAGGAACCTGCCAATGAAGTGACAAGCCCAGCCGGAATACGGACCGGCAACCCACGACGAGCTGCCCTAGCCGAGCTGCAGCTGGCAGTCGTGTAGCGAATACCTAACCCCATGACCACCCCGCTAAGGCCGATCAAAGCGAGGTGACCAGGGAAGCTCTAGGCCAGACAGAAGATCGGGTGAAGCCATCGGTGGTGGACCTCGAGCACGGTTTCACTGGCTGGCCTTCTCACGAGGGCCAGACGGGAAACCAACCAAGGAGTAGGACCATGCTGATACTGACCCGCAAAGTGGGCGAAACCATTGTGATCAACGACACGATTCGAGTAACGGTGCTGCAGGTTAAGGGCAACCAAGTGCGTATAGGTATCGAGGCACCGAAGGACGTATCGGTGCACCGCCAAGAGATTCAGGAGCGAATCGCGGCTCAAGCCGAGCTTGCTGCCTGATTTGATTTCACTGGCTGGCCTTGGCGACAGGGCCATAGGGTAAATCAACCCGAGGGCATCACCGTGAACAAAGAAGAAATCTACGACGAGCAAATCAGCCCGCTGATGCAGAACATCATCGGTATTTGCCGTGAGCATGGCATTGCAATGATCGCCAGCTTCAACATCGCCCACGACGGTGAAGGCCCGAACGGCGAAGACTGCTCCCGCCTGACCTGTACCTCTCACCTGCCTGATGATGAAGGCGCTTTCGATGAGCGCTTCAGCAAGGCGGCGGTGGTGATTCAGAAAAGCGCACCCCATCACATCGGTATGAATATCGTCACGCAGCACGCCGATGGCACTCGGACGCTAACGGCAGTCATTTGATTCCCTGACAGCCGGAAAGACGGCCCGATGCCCTGCTCCCCATCGCAGGATGCATTGGAGATTGATCGGAGCGTGCTCAAGCGAGCTGCAACGCGAGGATCGCAAAGACCCGTGAACCTCCTGAGCCGGTATATGCGAGACGGCCAATACCAGAAACGCGGCGGGAACCAAGCAGGAGTAGCGCCCTGGTGTTCCGATCAATCTCCGATGCATCCCGCATCCCCTTCCCTTCACATACGACCGCATTAGGCAGGCGCCAGGCCCGCGCTCCTCGGCTGCGCAGGGGGTTGGTCACCCGCCCTGACGCCTGACCAATGCGGTTGCTGAGGTCATTCATGGAAAAGATCACATGCGGCTCATGGACAGGCCAGCTCGGCAAGACGCTGGCACCTCGCGAGCTGGAAGCACTGCTCTGGGTTGCCCAGGGCCTGACCACCAAAGAGATCGCGCGGCAGATGGCGGTCACCCCTGGAACCGTGGCCAACCGTATCGAGGCTGCACTGTTCAAGCTGGAGGCCGGGCGGCGCATCGAGGCGGTCACCAAAGCCATGCGCCAGCAGCTCATCAGCCCACTCTGCATCGTGCTGGCCGGCCTCATCGCCATGCATGCTGCCATTAACGACAGCGACCCCATGCGCCGGGACCGCCGCGCTCCCGAGCGCCGCACCGCCCAAGTTCGAGTTGTCCGCCGCGCCGATGTTCTCGAACTTCACGCCTAACCTCGAGGATCACTCTATGCGAACTGCTATGCATCCTGCGTTTCAGGAAAAGTTGGCCGTGCTCGCCGCCCTGCTCGAGCGCGCTCAAATTGTTCGGGCCGAGGCTCGCGAAAAGCTTGGCGCGCCCCGCTTCCAAGTCGCCAGCCAGGGCCAGGCTTGGGATGTAGTCGACTCGGCTACGGGGACGGTTCAGGGCTTCGCGTTCACGTACCAAGCGGCGCTGCGCTTCGCCTCTGCGATGGAAGCCGGCGCTACAAGCAAAGGCCTGCGGCAATGAGCAAGCGCAAGCCTCACAACATGCGGGCCCGGTTGGATCGAACCTGCCGCGCCCTGGTGTCAGCAAACCATGCCGCCGTGGTGAACATCGACCCAAGCGGCCAGCAGGTGCTGATCAACTGGAAGAACCTCAAGCAGATCCGCGTCCGACAGATCGTAGACGCCGTCTGCGATATCCCTCACCGCTGGACCATTTACCTCAGCGTGTTATGTCGCACTGAGTTCGGCGAGCGGTACCACAAATCGATTGAGGTCGCGCCCCAAGGTAACTACAGGGCTGAACATCTCACCGATGTGATTCAGGCGACCTACACAGACCTGCGGGCAACAGTCAACCCTAATCACCTGGTAGCCGCCGGCTGGATCGCCATCCCTACCGATACGACGCTCGACGAGGCAGAGGCCGCAAAGATTTTTGCCGCCGTCGGCGCATGGAGTCAGCAGAAAGCAGCATGAAGCGCATCACCTCACGCGTTCGGCACGGCCGGCGCCAGCAGTACATCAACCTGCCGCCCAGCGGCCTTGTCCTCTCGGAGCATCAGCAATGCCAAAACCTACAGACACTACCGAGTTCCTACAGGAGCTTAACGGCGGCGCATTCGCCAGCCAGATCGGCCACGCCCTCTCAGAAGTAGCCGCCGGCGTGGTCGATCACGGCAAGGCCGGCAAGATCACCATCACTCTGGACTTCAGCCAGATCGGTGACTCCCACCAGGTGAAGATCAAGCACAAGCTGGCCTACAAGGTGCCCACCAAGCGCGGTGATCGCAGCGAAAACACCAGCTTGGACACGCCGATGTACGTCGGTACCGGCGGCAACATTTCGCTGTTCCCCGAGAAACACGACCAGCTCTTCAACCGTGATGAAGCTCCGATCCATCCGCGTACTTGATCCCTACCCCCACCAAGGAAAATCCGCATGTCCCTCACTAAAGAAGCGCTAGAACTCATCCAAGAAACCACCATTGCCGCCGCCGGCCGAGACCTTCCCGCATTAGGCCCGGTTGTTGTGGTGCCGCAGCATTTCAACGTGGTTGACCTGGAACGGTACCAAGAAGGCCGCAACCGCTTCCGTGGCACCTACTCCACCCACTCTCTGGTCGACTTCGGCGCCTATGTGGTCGAGCGCGCAGCGCCAGACGCCCGCGGCTTCATCGATCAGGACGCCATGAGCTGCACCGTGCTGTTCAACCTCGGCACACCAGGCCAGCCTGGCCACGCTGATGACCGCGCCGTGCTGCGTCTCAAGCCTTCCGCTGCGTTCGCCGCCGTGCAGGCCGTATGTGGTCAGCCCCTGGCGCAGAAGTCCATGAGCGACTGGATCGAAGACTGGCACCAGCACCTGACCGCCACCGACGAAGACGGCGCCGGTATGACGATCGCCAAAGCCATCGCTGCCGTGCGCACCATCACCGTCAAGGCGTCGTCCGAGAGCGATCACGCGGTCAGCGAAACTCGCGCCAGCCGCAGCGCCATGGACTCGATTGAGGCCAGCAGTAAGGAAACCCTGCCAGCCTGGCTCGACTTCAAGGTCATCCCGTTTGAAGGCTTGGGCGAGCAGACCATCCGCCTGCGCATGTCTGTCATCACCAGCGGTTCGCAACCGCAGCTGAAACTGCGCTGGCTGGGCGAGGAAGCGCAGCGCGAAGCAATTGCTCAGGAGTTCAAGGAGGTGCTGGAGCGCAAGGTAGGTGGTACGGCCAAGCTAGCGCTGGGCAGTTTTGACTCGAAATGAGTTAGTAATGCGCCACCCTGCATCGAGTGAAGGGTGGCGCTGCAGTCAAGGTGTAGGGAATGTAGCTGGCCACAAGGGCATCCAAGGAAGACTATCTAAATCGAAGTAGTCTTCAGGCGGTGCTATTTTGTGCTCATCGACATAGGTGATTCATTCGGCTTTGCGCTAACTTTGACGTACGAAATTCCGGCATGCACGCCAATGGTGACCAGCAGGAAAAACATAATCACACAGATCCAGATCGACCATTTTTTTGTTCTTTTGTAAGCAGGTTCTCCGAGCTTCACTGTTTCCCACTCAACTTTGAGAATGTTTCGTGAAAATGCCGTAATCTCATTTGCAGCGCTATGAACCTGTTCCTTAATCGCCCCCAACTTTTCCGTCTGGACCTCTTTCTTGAGCTCCTCAAGCTTACCCATACAAAATTCAAACTTATTCTCGATACGACTGAAACTTTGATCGTCTGGCTTAAAATGCAAGCGAACTTTAGCGTAAGCATGATGAATCTCTTGCGTAAGCAAGTTGCTTGCATCCGCACTATCTTTGAATAACTTTCTTTGGAAATCCGCGATATCTTTCCTTAACTCTTTTTCGTACTCGCTTGGCTCTTTCTCGTCCCTTGGACTCTTATTCATTTGCCCGAGCGTCTTTCTAACAGCCACAAGCGTACTAGCCTGGGACGTTATCTTAGCAATAAGTTCAGCCAAAGCTGATCGCACTGATTCGGTCCAAGCCTGACGATACTCAGTTGTTTTACTTTCTTTCTCATTAACCAACTTGACGATGCTTAGAGCAGCTGTGATAAAGCCAGCCAAAGCTGTCAAAAATGCTGTCAGAAGTATTTTATCCATCTCTTAACCCGTTCCGTAACGCCGTCAATGGCAAGCGGAATCTATCCTTTTCGAGATCAAATTGCCACCATGCCGCATCCGGCCACGGAGGGCGGCGCATGCATGGAGAAAGCCATGACCCAGTTCTACCTGCAGGACAGTCGTAGCGATGTTGGTGATGGCCTGATGTTCTGGGCCTTGGGCGGCGGATACACCACCAGCCTCGACAAGGCCGAACTGTTCACCCAGGAGCAGGCCTGTGGCCACCGGGAAACAGACGTTCCATGGCCGAAGGACTACGTAGACGCCCGCGCACACCTCGGTGTAGACCATCAGTACATCTGCCTGGACGAAGCCCGCAACCAGCTGACCCCAGGTTGCACCGTTGTCCTGCAGATCCCAGGTCACTGGAACGGGAACGACATTGCCCTGGCCAGATGGCCAATAGGCCACACCTTCCGGTTCGAGAAGGCACATCACCTCACCCTTGATGCGGCTGAGGCAATCGGCAACACCCCAGAGGAAGCAGTGATCTGGCCATTGGCTTACCTAGAAGCCAAGGCACGGCGCCTGGTACACAAGCGGGATGTGAATATCAAAGAGGCCCTGCAAGGTACCGGCATTGAACTGGTGGTTCCTCGAAAGCAACGCAAGCCTTGGGAGCGACCGCTCAATTGCCACGGCTGCGGACGCTTCATCAGCTGGGACGGCCGATTCCTCAACGACTGCCAGAACTGCGGCGCGAACAACTGCCCCTGACACTCCGGCGCTGCCTGCCAGCTCTTAAACGAAAACGCCGCCCTATATCGGCGGCGTCGATGGCAGCAGAAAAATCAGGGCGTGAAGCCCTTGTCCTTGCTCCGATCTGGCTTAGGGATGTCCCAGAGCTTGTCACTGGATTCCTGCTGCGCCTTAGCTTTCTGCTCGTCTTCTGAGTCAAAGCATCCGCTCAGCGACAGCGCAGAGACGGCGACAAGGATTGCGCCGATGACGGTGCGTTTCATGAGGTTCCCTCCTGTGAAATGGTCCGGCGTTATATCAAACATCGACGCCCTCGGCAAAACATGGCCCTGAGCCAGTATCCAACGCCTACCCATTAAACGGTGACTGCCTCCTCGGCGAGGGCGGCTCATCCAGGAAGGATGATCTGATAAGCAGGCCTCTGACGGGTCAATCAGCCAAGCTGACTGTTATGTAACGAAGGTCATTGCAGGCGAGGTACATCTTTCCGTTTGCGGACATACCTAACGTTCCGAACACAAGGGCATAAGAGCCTGCAAGATCTTCCAACTCGTGAAATCGGAATCTGCGATTAAATTCAGGTATCAAGTCGACGCCGACTACTGTACTGACGTTCTGCTGACCACCGCTATTAAGCCAAACCTCACCACTTCGACCGGATCGTGCGTCAGACAACATACCCCAGTAACCGCGATACTCACCTACTAAATGAGGGCCGGCCTGACTGAATGTAACGAAAAAGTCTTTCACACGGAATTGCCCTTCTGGCAATGCGATTATTTGGTCCGAGGTACGGAATTGATCCGAAAACATCAGATTCCTCAGCAGCGTGCTTAGCCTCCTGTGCATCACAGCATTCCGTGGCCCGTTGCCTCCTCGGAATCGACCTCCCCTTCCGTTGGGATCTGCCGGCTCTTGCGGATCGACATGAACCACATCGTGAGCACCGTAAGCGAAGTCTATCTCGATGCGTTCTCCATGGTTGATACGCTCCTCTTGGTCCAGTCCCGGACCGCCACGATACCGTGACTCTGCAGCCGCCAGATCGCAGCCAGCCGCATGTGGCCTAGCGCCAAAGCAAGCTGCCTGGCCGCTGGTTGATTCCTTTCTAAAAAATGCTCTGGCGCCACATTGGGGACAGACCAGTAACCGTCGGTACTCCTGGACGCGCGCCTCGCCAAGCGCCTCAAATGCAGGTGCCGTGTAAGTAACTCCATTCGCTGTACACCGAGCAACATCCATCTATCTGACTCCCTGAAATGGATTTGGATGATAGCGGCATATGGCCATCTGAGGTCAAGCCTATTAGCGAAGAGGCAACAGCATTTGCCTGCGCCCGCCGGGCCACCTGTCCGGCGACAAGATTCTTTAAAGTCTCGCTCGAGGTATCCTATGCCCACAGAAAACCGATCCAGCGACATACAGATGGTCAGCGTGCCCACGCTGCTTGCTGCCGACAACGACCGCGATATGCTGGAGTACCTCGCAGAAGCAGTCGAAACGCAGACCTACGGATGCGACAGTGCGGCCATGAAGAGCCGCTTCCCGCTTTCGATATCGCATCCGACCTGCGCGATTACATGCTGGCCTTCCCTCAAACGCCAGTCCCACAGCCCCACCCCGACCCTATCGCCTGGATGGTTGGTACTGCCTTCTGGTGGACCATAGAAGAGGCAGAGAGGGATGCGGCGTCGACTGGGCTGCCGATTGTTCCGGTCGGGCCGCTGAGCGGTGGCGTCGAGGCAGAGCAGCTGCGTGAGGTCATCAAGCACTCTGACGCGCAGATCATGCGGCAGAGCATGCGCATTTCAAATCAGCGCGCCCAGCTGGCCGAGGCGCATGGGCTGCTGCGGCTAATCGCTGAACAGCCAATGCTGAATGGTGTACATCGCGCGCGTATCAAGACCCTGCTATCCGCCAGCCCAAAGCCGCAGGTGAAGTCGTGAAGACGCACTTCGCACCATTCACCGACCTGGAAGACGTTGAGCAAGCGCCCTGCGGCACCTGGCTAGGGGAATCCTCCGAGCTGTCGGGCGACTGGACCAAGGTCGATTGCCGAAGGTGCCATAAGCGCAAGAGCAGCATCACCAAGGCCATAGCAGCCGAGGAACACGCCATCGTCGAGCAGATGGGCGACATGGCGGCATTCATGCGCGCACAAGGCTAGACCGATCAGGAGCACATCTGTACTCCACCCCGCTGTAACCCCTCTCCCCTCTATTCACTGCCGCGATATGGCGGCCAAGGAATCGTTATGCCTGCAGAAAAGATTTCTTTTGTCAATGGCAAGCCTGCGGACTGCGGTTGCCAAATTCAGTACAGCAGTGGCGGCGGTGAGTACAGCGACGTGCACTACGTCACGTTGTGCGCCACACACCAGGTAAAGCGCTTCGGGCCAGTCGAGGTCAAGCGCGATGAAGATGGCTGGTGGTATCACCCTGACGTGCCGGAATTTGACGAAGACGTTGGGAAGTTTGATGCCTGGCTCAAGGAGCAGAAGCTTGAACTCAAGCAGCGCTCCATGGATGCGGACGGCCTTGAGGATCATCCCTACTGGGATATCGATTCGAACTGCTCTGGATGCGTTGGCTGGGAACCTCAGTCACCCGGACCTGAGTGGTTCCTGTTGGAGATCTTCGACACCGAAGACGGACCCTATGTGAGCTGGGTGCGGCGAGTGGTGACGCCATGACCCGCCTCGCCCTCTGCCTCCTGCTGCTGGCCACCCTGGCCGGCTGCAAATTCGAGGTCTGCATCGACGCCTCCGGCAAGAACTGCAGCCAGGCACGCGCCAGCACCTGCGAGTTCAACGCTGACACGCGGCGCCATCTCTCCCCGCACGAAACCCAACCCGAACCTACACCCGCTATGGCGCCTGGGCGCTGGATTGATGAGAGGTATGAGCTGTGAGCAAGTATCGCAAAGGTCAGCTTTACACCCGTCGTATGCGCTCATCCGACGATAGCGACAGTTGGCGTCTGGCCATGCGGCTGTCTTTCTACACAACCATGCTGCGCAGCGGCGACTACAAGAGAGCCTATGTGCTCTGCCGCCACGGCGTGAAAGGCGTGATGGAGGTCGGCAGGAACCGCAAGGATCTGACATCAACGCTGTTCATGTCAGGTTGCCGCAACTTCAAGGATATCCAGCGCAAGAGCAAGTTCGGCAACATTGAGCGTGCCAAAGAGGCCAAGGCCAAGCAGGTGACGCCATGACCGACTTGATCGAAGTAAGAGCAGCCAACCTGGTCGGCGCGGCGCTGGATTGGGCGGTGGCGTCGGCTACCGACGCCGCAGAACTCCAGATCGGTGAGCAAGGTATCGTTTGCATCTACGATACTCCCGAGGGCGGCTGCTGGACGAACCTCTATCAGCCTTCCGTTGACTGGAGCCAAGGCGGGCTACTCATCGACACCTACCGGGGTGGCTTGCAGTGGAATCCGCACCTAGCAAGCAGCGGGTGCTGTTACGGCGGCGGACCAGGTGACGCGATGGTCTGGCTGTACGGCCCAACAGCCCTGGTCGCCTTCTGTCGCAGCCTGGTCAAGGCAAAGCTTGGCGATACCGTCCAGGTACCGAAGGAACTGCTGATCGACATTAGGAAGGAGGCGACATGGGCTACATCAACCCGCTCCTGAAACTGCCAGCGGGCCGGGCACTGTTGAAGCTACCGGCCGAGGACAGGGCGCGGATTGAAGCAGTGCTTCGCGAACTGCGCGCCCAGGCTGACGCCGAGGCAGAAAACTCTTGGCTTCGCCGCAAGGGGCCGATGGCCGCCTACTGGCGCGCCGTCTCGACCTACGCCCGGCATCTGGCGCACGCGCTCTCTCGCAACGCCCAATCGTAACTCCTCCCCCTACAACTCAAGCCCGCCGACATGCGCGGGCATGGAGAGCTATTGCCATGACGAAAGAAGAACTGGCCGGCCTGCCGGCGAAGGTGCGTATTGCCACGGAAGCTGGCAAGGCCGCAGCAGCCGCCTGCACTGATGATGGCGGGAGCGCGAACCTTGACCGGGTGGTGATCCCGGTGCCCGGCCTACGACCCAATCAACTGCCAGGCCTCCCGGGCTATCTGCAGAAAAAGAGCCGCTACCACCAGCAAGGCATCCATCTGGATACGCCGTGGCCAGGCCAGGGCAATCAGCACAGTGCCGGCGTGCAAGCCATGCATCAATCGCTGAAAGACCAGGACGTCAATTGCTACGTCTACTACCAGGTAGATTGACCACCAACCTGCCGCCACCGGCGGCGTGGAGACCATCCCATGGATAACGAAACCACTGGTGACGTCGACAAAGTCACCGAGCAACGACTAGCCGAACTGATCGGCTGTACTAAGCGCTCCCTGGAGCATCGGCGCCTGGATGGGAAGATCCCCGAGGGCGTTTGGATAAAGCATGGTGGCCGGATCATCTACAGCAAAAAGAGGTATGACGAATGGCTGGAAAGCCAATGGGTTTACCCCGTGGGGTCGAAATCTTCCGCAACTCCCTCCGTATTCGTTTCACATGGGACGGTATCCGTCGATGCGAAACGCTCCCCTATCCCCCGACACAAAAAGGGATCAAGGCTGCATCCAACCTTCGCGATCAGGTAACCAGCCTCAACAAGCTCGGTCTCCTTGATCAGGACAAGTACGCGGAACTGTTTCCCAGTTCACAGGCTGCGGTCGGCGGTAAGCCGACCTTCGGCGAGTATGCCCAGCTCTGGCTTGATGGCCGAGAAATCACAGAGGGCACTCACAATAACTACAAAAGCGCTCTGAATCTCTATTGGGTACCGCGATTGGCCTTGGTCCGTGTCGACCTGATCACGACCAATCTGCTGCGTCGAGTCATCGCCGAAACCGAATGGACCTCTCCAAACGTGAAGCGCAATGCGATCACTAGGCTGTCGACCATCCTTACTGCAGCCACCCGGGAAGGCCTGCTCGCAAAAAATCCGGCCGAGCTGATTGACCTGCCGAAGCGCTTAAAGAAAGAGATCGACCCTTTCACCTTGACCGAAGCCAACACCATCATCAACAAACTTTACGAGCACAAGCACTGGCCAAGCCTGATCTATGCCGCCTTGTTCGAGTTCATGTTCTTCACAGGGCTGCGGTTGTCGGAGGCCCTGGCGGTCCGGTGGGATGTGATCAACATGGAGAAGAGAACGGTGCACGTCCGAAGGACAGTCGCCCTGGGCAAGGTCGAGGAGAGAACGAAAACAGGAAGGGACCGGTTTGTGCTGCTCAACGATCGGGCCTTGCGGGCTATCCAGTTCGCTAGGCAATACGCTGACCGGCGCAAGGATGGCAAGGGAGCGGTGGCCGTAACGCCGTTTGTCTTCCCGCCTTCCAAGAACGCCGAGTACGTCAAGCAGACCTCTGACCTGCATAAGCAATGGGTACCGGTGCTCAGTGAGCTTGGGATTCGACGTCGCCCCCCATATAACTGCCGTCACACGTATGCGACAATATGCTTAATGTCTGGTCTGAATCCCGCATTTATCGCCCAACAGCTGGGTCACAGCGTTCAAATGCTGCTATCGACCTATGCCCGTTGGCTTAACTCAAGCTCCGACTGGAGCGAGCTGGAAAAACTCAAAATTGGTATCAAATCGGTATCAGGTTGA